CTCTGGAAGCCTCCCGATGTCTCCCGATGTCTCTGGAAGCCTCTGGAAGCCTCCCGATGTCTCCCGATGTCTCTGGAAGCCTCTGGAAGCCTCCCGATTGAGTAAAAAAGTTGTTGACAGTGATTCAGGAGTTACGTAGAGTCTCTTTAAACGAATCGCAAAAGGGGGTTACTATGAGTCAGATTACTGTTACCATAGACAAGCGCGTGGGGATTATCTTTAAGTCTCCATTCGGCGTCTGTACCTTGTCGCATGATGTTGAGTTTATTGATGTTCCCTGTTCTCCGGAAAACCCCGAGGGCTACGAGGAAAGGCCCTACATGCTTATCAGCGGTCTTGATGTAAGTCCCGAGCATCGGCGCCAAGGGCATGGAAGGGCGTTGCTTAGGGCCGCTGTAGACTATGCAAAGGCGGAATTTCCGCATATCCCTTTGAAGCTTGCAGCGGTTCCCGACTCTGACGGCATGGACCTTGATTCTCTTATCGCTTTTTATGAAAGTGAAGGGTTTGAAGTGGTTGAGACGGATTTCGTTGTTTGTATGGAGTATCTTAGATAAGGAGCTGTGCTATGTATAAGCTGGAGCTTTCCCATTCGGAGAGAAACTTTCTTTTTCAGGTCTTCACGATTAAAGCGGACTTTAGCTTTAGCAGTGAAGTGTACAAGCCTGTATACCGTGATCTAGCGGACAGGATGGAGCAAAGCCTATCAGATAAAAGCCCTGTCACCGTATACTTTTCTGTGCAAGAGTTTGAAGTTCTTCACGCTACGATGCACGGCATGAAAGGAAGCGTCTATAGCCAAGAAAAAGTTGAAGGGCTTGACAAACAGGTTCGAAAGAAGCTTAAAAGACTTTACCAACTTGTGGGAGCTATTATCAATAAAATGAACTAATTACAAAGGAGTTTACTATGAACGAGTAGTCTTTAGCGATTAGATACGATTTGTAAAAAAAATTACTTGACGACACTCATAGATTCCGATAAAGTCTTTTCAACGGCAAGGGAAAAGGTTTATCGGAATCTATGAGTGTCTTACTATAAGAGGTTATACGTCATGCCTATCCGCCACAAGTCCACTTTTGCCAAGATCGTTGAAAAGGTCGAAAGTCTGAATCGCCGCGCTGAAAAGCGTGGGCTTGCTCCTGCTTTCTCTATCACAGTTGAACGTGAATTTTCCGTAAGGACAAAGGGAACTTACGAATACGAGGATTTTGTGGAGTTCCACATTGACGGCGTATACCCCGCGATTTCAGGCTATACTTTTGCTGCCGTGGTCGATCATGCAAGCGGCGGCCTCATCTTCCGTAACCCTCTTTTTACGGAAGATGTTGATCTGACTCCTTTTGCCGATCGTAACGTCTGCGATCACTGCGGGACGAAAAGAAAGCGTTCTAAGACCATCCTACTTTCCGACGCCGCAGGCAAGATCATTCAGGTCGGAACGTCCTGCATAATCGATTTTCTAGGAAAGGAAGCGGGCGCGCTCGAATTTTTCGCGGAAAATTCCGGAATCCTTGGGGATTCTGATGACGATGGACATTATGCGAGCTCTCCGCATTATGCTACCGTGGAGATCTGCTCTATCGCCGTAAAGCTGATCTCCGAGTTCGGCTTTGTGAAGTCTAACACGCCAGGAAGCACGGCGGCTAGAATCATGGATTTTGTTGATGAGCATTATCGCTCTTTCCCCCGTGATTACGATTTCACCGTTACAGCGGAGCATACCGAAAAAGCTATAAAAGCTATCGAATTTATTAAAAATTCCGAGCGCAGGGGAGAATATCAGGAAAACGTCTTTCGCGTTATGAGTTCCGGGCGCTGCGAAAAGCGCGTGTTCGGCTTTATCGCGGCGGGGATTCGCGGCGCTCTTGCTGACATCCGCAAGGCTTCTGACACTAAGAAGCTGGAAGAAAAGACGGAAGAAAAAATCACCGTAGAATTTCCCGCCATTGGCACGATTGTTGCTAACGAAGAAGTCACCATTGAAAAGATATTCACTTTTGAAGGCATGTACGGCGAACAGCACATCTTTATCATGAAAAGCTCCGCAGGTATTCCTTTCGTCTGGAAAACTTCCACTTTCCCCGATGTTGAAGAAGGCGGCACGTACACTATCAAAAAGGCGAAAGTCAAGGCTCATGACGATTACAAAGACAAGAGCCAGTGCAGACTTGAAAGAGTCTCCTTTATCATTCAAAGCTAACAACGGTTCTCATGCTATCTATAATGCGAGAGGGGAAATCCCCTCGCATTATAGTTGTTTAGTTGTACCGCATGATACAAGGTTTTTGCGTATCGATATCGGGTATACTATAAAGGAATTCTTGTATCCGGTAGTATAAAGAAAGGCGTCTTTATACTACCGGTGCAGCAAAAAAGACGCTCAAAAATGCCGATTTAAGCGACGATTTAAAGAAATGTAGAGGTTAGCTCATGAAAGAGAAGAAAAGGCCACAGAAACGATTTATGCGAGAATAAAGTGTTCCTTATTATGCAGTCAATCAATCATGGTTGCGTGCGCTCTAAGAAAAAATGGGGGAAGCAAGGCAAGCTAACATAAACTAAAGAAAGAAACGTGGGGGTTTCGAACCAAGCTAAAGTTTTTGGGCGGGGTAAGGATACAAGGGATAATCCAAAAAAAAAAAATATCTAAAAATCGTTTGATAGTGTGAGCCCGCGAGGATAAATTGATCTTACGGGCTCACACAAACCACAAAAAGAGGTTATCGCCATGAGGTCAGCTTCCATTCGTCAAATTATTAAGGCTGTTGGCGGTTCCAATATCGCTATCAAGAAACATTTCTATTATGTCTCTGGATTTTTTGATATGGTTTTCAGTGACAAGACCATCACTTATTACGTGTTGAGTTCGGATGTTCGGTTTTTCAAGTACAAGGATACTCAAGAGCCCCAAGTTATCTTTCGGAAGGTGAAAGATAGGAAAGACTTCACCGGGGAAAAGAACCTTGACTTTAATCAACTTGCCCACGGTGCGGGCTTTACAGTCAAGACGCCTTCTTTCTAGCCTAAATTATAAAGGATTGTCGGATATGAAGAATTTCCATAGGATTACTAGGGCTATGATCCGTAGGATTCAAGAAAGGGAAGGCTTCACGATGCCCGTAGCTTTCCTGTCGCGTTGGGGGATTTATGATATCGATAAGGCGTGTGAACTTGCGCGGGAATACGCTAAAACAGCTGGAATGTCTATTAAAAACGACGTTGCCCGGTTTGATCCCGTCATTGCCGAAAGAATTGACATTATTGTATCTTTTTGGCGTTTCGTAGCGTCCGCTATTCGTTGCGAGGATGAAAGCTATTTCCGCGTTGTCAGAAAAAGATATCTTGAGTTTTTTCGTAAAATTCCGCTTGACAACGGACGCCGATACAGATAGAGTCTTTTCAACGGTTCAGGAAAATTTCAACAAAAGAGGTTATCAAGATGAAGCTTACTACCGCTTGCCGTATTTACCTTTCCGCGTCTTTTGATGCTAAGTCCCTTGCTTTTGCTAACCTTACCCTGAAAAAGACAGGCGTCCGCATTGAGGCCCGGCGCGTGGGCGCCAAGTCTCGCGTCTATGTCGTGGTTGGCGGTGGTGGTCTTAGAGGCATTAGCGGAAAGAGTATATCGGAAGTCATGCGGCGCATTATCGGGGTCTCTGAAAACACGAATATCCTTGGCTTCCTCAACTCTGTTCTTAGCGTGTGCGGAATCATGGCGTTGCCTTGCGTAGTCTTTACCGCGATTCATTCCGCTGTATCTTACCTGTAGCACTCGGAAAAAAAGGGGGGGGGAACTCGGCATGTACAAAGGATCTGCTATCAGCAAGCTGTCTTTCAAGCGCAAGGCAAGCGCCGCGATATCCCGCGTTGCGCTTGCGGCTACCTTTGCCGCCGTGGTGATCTCCCCTTTTTTCGCTAGAATCTTTTTCTAAAAAATCAAGATTTTTTGTTGACAGGGGAATGTACATCACGTAAAGTCATTTTCAAGGAAACAATCTAAATGCAAAGAGGTTATCACCATGAAAGTTATTGACATCAAAAATGTTATTGAATCCCTCCCCGCCGAACGTTCCGCATGGCGTAGGGGAGTTCGGCAGTACGCTATGGACCTTATCGAAGATTTACCCGATTTTAAGGATCTTAACCCTGAAAATTGCCGTGGGGTTCTTCTTAACGGCGCGGGGTCGTGGAAAGAATGGGCTTACGGCGGGTGTGGGCTTGTGTATGACTGCGAAATCGCCGAAAGGTTGTGCACGCCGTCCGAACTTCTCAAGAAACGCGGCGGGGAACTTGAGCCTAGCTTGCGCGAATCTTGGCTTGACGTTGAAGCTCGTGCCGTAGGACAGGCCGCCGCCGCCATCAAGGTTATAGTTTCCGTAGGGCAACGTGAAGCGGGCAAAAAACTTCTCTTGACAGTTAGCCCGTTTTAGTCTAGGGTCAATTTCAACACACAACACTTTAACCACATAAAGAGGTTTTATCATGGGCTGGACAGTATCGAACATCGTAGCGGATACCAGAGCCAAGGCCGTAAAAGCTGATATTCTGTTCCAAATGAGTGGAAGCAAAGTCATTTATGTATCCAACTGCGCCTTATCCACTATTTTCGTAGCATATTGCGAAAAAGGGGAAGTTCGAGGCATCGTGGTAAAGGCTACAGCAAAGAAAAGCTTTTATAGTAGCTTGCGAGAAGTTACAACAAAGTTTATCCCGCTGGAAATGGGGCCTTTTGATTACGCTTGCCCGAAAAAATTTCTTGACATGATTACGCCTCCTACGGTACAAGAAAAGTACTTTCTAAACTGGTACTTGAACGCTTGCAAGTATCACGGGATCTAACTAAAAATTCTTTCAACGAAAAGAGGTTATCAAAATGAGAAGTTACGTTACTGTTAAAGCTCCTAAGTCTTACATCCGGGATTTCTATAACCGCATGATCACAGAAAAGGGGGTTGACTTCCTTTTTCGTGGGATTTATGCAGAGGTGAACTTTCGTCTTGAGCATGGGGACCCTGTTTATTACCTGCACCGGGCTTGCATCGTGAAGAAGGCAAGCGACGATAGGGAAACCTATAGCGTGTTCAATTATGATACTCGAAAGAGCGAAAAGATTTCTTTCGTAGATATACTTGACTTTGCTTTCTGGGATGAAGCGGGGGCAAAGGCCGTATCCGATAAGCTCATGAATCGCTTGACTATGCTGCTCGACATGGACGGTGACGCTTGTCTTGACGATTGGATTGCTCCGGTTCTTCCTTTCCTGAATATCGAATGCCCGAATTGCCAAGAGCGAGGCTTTATTAACGTCTGGGATAAGATCCTTGATCTCACAGTGAAACATGAAGTAAACCAGCCCGTTGAATCCTACTTTGAAAAGCGCAAAAAGGAGATCATGAAGGATATAATGGATCTCTACTGTGGTCACAAGGTAGAATCTGTGTACAAGTACAGTAACATAGAAAAGGTTCCTTGCTTCCACGATTTACTCCCAAACCTGCATATCGGAGATATCTTTGCTGGCTCATGGGGCTACAATATGACAATTCCCCATATTTTCCAGATAGTTGGATTTTCTGATTCTGGGAAGTGCGCTATTATGAAGCAAATACCATACCAGCCAGATCCTGAAAATCCTTTTTCCGGGACAGGAAAAATTCAAGGTCTGGAAGCAAGTACCATAGCTTATATCCGAGAAGAAGCAAAGAAAAACGGCGGCTTTAACCCTAAGAAATTCATAAGGAAAAAGATTCAAGTGACAAGCGGGATCTCATACCCTCAGTACTATATAGCAACCAGCAAAACAACCCTGTTCAAAGCGAATGACGGGGATGCAATCCCCTATAATCTTGTGGATTAATTCAATTTTCAATAAGTAAATCAATCATTCAATTACGAAAACACGTCAATATGATTTTCTACATGAAAAAGTATTGACGTGTTTTCGTTATTTCTGTATTGTGTCTTTGTTGGCAACGGGGAATATTCCTAGACATCTAAAAAGAGGTTTCTACTATGTTCATTCGAGATCTAAAGGATGGTTCTGTCTTTCGTGTGGACGGTGGCATCCCTGCGGGGTTCAAAGGCGGCGATATCGTGAATGCGTGTGAACGTGTGGACGGTAGCTCTTGCGTAGGCTTAACTAGCGTAAAGATAAGCTATGCAAAGAATCCGCCGAAAGGCTGGCAGCTACCGAGTTACCACTATTCTGCAACATGGGATAAGCAATATAGCATTTTTGTTATTTACGAAAAAGATGCTATTGTCCCTGACTGGTATTAAAAAAAGGGGAATTACATATGAAAAATTATTCTGAAATTGTTATGGCCGCCATTGATGTTATCATGCGTGATTGTGCCAAAGGCGTTTTTAATGACGAATATGCTATTGTGAAGATCCATGAAATCGCGAAACGGTACATTCTCCATAAAGAACGTATGACCAAAATAAACATGTTAGAGGCGGATATTCTTGAACTAGAGAAAAGATTTAGCGACATGGAAGACGGTTTTGATAGCGCATGTTATGAGCGTGATAAAATTATGGAGGAACTCAATTTGCGCATTGATGAAGCCCTTCAATAACAATAATGGATTCTAATAAAGAGGGGAAGGCTACCCCTCTTTAAACTGGATTCGTTATTCAATAACATATAAAAGAGGTTAGGCTATCATGGAAAGTAGATTTTTTGGTCGTCGGTTCTCTCCCGTCAACACCTTGCGTATGATCAAAGAATGCAAGGGAATGCGTTCTTATCATGAAAAAACAAATGATAGAAAAAACTATATTCAGGGGTTGGGCGTTTTTATCGGAGATCCTTTTGCCAAGGGCAATTCTAAGCTCGCAAAAAATATTCTTATATTTGACTTGCTTGCTGTTGATACGTGTTTGAACTGCGCCGATTGTGCGGGGTTCTGTTATGCTCGGAAGGCGCAACTGCAATATACACTAACCTATAACAAAAGACTCTTTCACACGTATCTTGCCTTCAATGATCTTGTGTGTCTTGAACGTATCACATCGGATTCATTGAAAAAATCCTCACGTCCATTCGTGCGGATTCATTCCTCGGGGGATTTTGTTTCACAAGCGTATGTCAATATGTGGAAACGGATAGCTGATAAATTCCCGGAAAAGCGTTTCTACTTTTATACGAAAGTGTCAAATATTTTTGACTTTTCGGAATTTGTGGCGCTTCCCAACGTCAATATGGTGCAATCTGTATTGCCGGATGGATCTATCAACTTCGGGGATGAATCCTACATTCAGGAGAAAAGTCAAATATTTGGCTATCATATATGCCCATATGGTAGGGAAGGCTATGCCCCGGTTCACTGCGGGGATGAGTGCACGCTTTGCATGGAAAAGCCGCATATTTTGTTTAAATTGCATTAATTCAGATAGTTAAAGGAGGAAGGGATCTACCCTTCCTCCTGTTAGGCGTTTCTTTGTATCACATGATACAGGGGTTCTTTTGGTGCATCCAATCGGATACTCTATAAAGGGATTCTTGTATCTTGTGGTGTAAAGAAAGGCGTCTTTGTGCTTGAGCACGGTACAGCTTGAGCACGGTACAGCTTGAGCACGGTACAGCTTGAGCACGGTACAGCTTGAGCACGGTACAGCTTGAGCACGGTACAGCTTGAGCACGGTACAGCTTGAGCATATCTATGAGAAAGAAAAAAGATGCTCACAAATGCCGATTTAAGAGGCGATTTATTGAAACGTGAAGGAGAACCCATGAAAGAAACAAAAAGGCCGCATAATCGATTTATGAAGGAACAAAGATCTAGGCAATGAAACATAACACTATCACGAAAAGAAAAGCATGGGCGGCGTCTAGTGTATAAGCTCGCGTCTTTGCACGGTCGCGCCTCACCTTGTGGCGTCCAGCTCTTACATCTATGGACGCGCTCTTGCTCTGTACCCGTGAAGCAACATTGGTTGCGTGTACAATCAATCTATTCTGATTGTGCAATCAATCAACCTACCTTGGTTGAGCGAGCAATCAATCAAGGTAGGTTGAGCGAGCAATCAATCAAGGTCGCGTGCGCTCTAATACAAGGTGGGGGACTCGATCCAAGCTAACATTTTCGAGACAGGTGGGGAGCGCAAGCCGAGCTAACGTAAACGAAAGAGGTGGGGGATGCGAGGCAAGCTAACATTTTTGGACGAGGTGGGGGACTCGATCCAAGCTAACATTTTTGGGGCAGGTGGGGAGTATTTTCGGAGCTAAAATTTTTTCATAAAATAGAAAATTTTGTTGCATGAAAACTCAAAGTAGGGTAGGTTGATCTTAACACAAGGAGATGAGGTAATGAAAGATAACTCGGAAACTCGTCATTTTATAGGATACCTTCACACGCATAATATCACAGGTGTTATCATTGGTGTTGATTCCAATGAAATTCTTGGTTTCGTAAAATCGTTTGTAACCAATCGCCGGGACAGAGTTAAAGCGGGGATGCTTGAGGTTTTTAATTCCAATAAAGGCGAATTTGAACCTGCTGTGATGCTCGTAGAAAAGGTAAAGTTCTCCTTTAATTTTGAAAACACGAAAAAGTATTGGAAGAGTGGAGGGCGTGAGATTTTTATATATAGGTCCAGATTACCTTATAGAGGAACTCCGTATTTTGTAAAAGAGAATGGTGCTTTGAGTGATACGCGGATGCAAATGTATATCAGAAATTACCGCGAAGCAAATAACGGTGCAAATCATGGAAGAACAAATCAATGGATTGTTCCTCCGGGAATTTTGGGTGGTGAGATATGGAGGCATAAGCGAAACGAATTTAATAAATCATAAAATCACGAAAAAAGGAAAACATACATGATTCCAGATAATTTTATTTACGTTATAGCAATTCTTAGCGTGATTTTCTTCTTTATGATTATTGGGACGAAACGATAAAAAAGAGGAGGTATCTTAAAATGAAATACAGCGATATTGTGGATAGGCCAGCATATAAGGCTCCTGATAAATGCCCTATCTGTGAGGACTGGCCTTTTAATGGTTATACACCAGATATAAAAACAACGGAAGATGGAGAAACAGTGTTTGTTTGGAGATGCCGGAGATGCTCCTATAATTACGTGGTTCCGGGGAAAAAGGTTTCTCAAAAGACCGAACATCTAAAATATATTTTTATTAAAATTTTTTGGGAGGATTTAGCCAAAACTTTGATATGCTCCGCATTGGTCTTTATAGGTGTATTTGGGTTAGGTTGTTTGGGGCTCCTGCTTTTCGAATCACTCTTTAAGTAATTTAAAAAATGGAGATAATTAAATGAAAAACGATATTCGTATTTCAGTACCAGCGTATGATTTTGGAAAAGACTGCCCTGTTTGTGGTAGTTCGAACACTGTTTTCCAAAAGGATGGAAGAGAACTAAGAGGAGATGGGGAAATGGTTTTTATTTGGAGATGCTCAATGTGCGGGTGTGAATATGAAGTGCCCTCAAAAGATATCTCTCAACGAATGTATGTCATGAAAAGGCGTTTTATTGAAAAGTTTCCCGAATCATTTGCATATGGAGTAGTTGCTTCTCTAGCCGGGTTTGGTGCGGTAAGCTTGCTTATAATCTTTATCGTGTATATTTTTAAATAAATATAATTGTTGACATACTAACGAAAATTCGGCATAGTGTGTTCACGAAGAGTTTATCTACGAAGAATTTATCTACGAAGAATTTATCAAGGAGGATGAAATGTCAAATATTTCTCAGAAGAACGTAGAGCGAAGGAAAGAACTTTTTACTCTTATTTTAAGTAGAAAGACGGATAAAGAGCTAGCTCATCTTTGTAGAAGATCACCCGGGCATTGCACGGTATATGAGGTCTGCCCAGATGCAGGATTAGGCTCATGCCCGCTCAAGGCTATGTGTGGTGACGTAAATGAAAACCATTGGAGCGAGGTTAGAGCTATGGTAGAAAAAAAGGAGGAAATAAATTGGAAAGCGTAGAACATGAAAACCAGCGGGAAATTTTGGCACCTTTTCCTCTCATAGATTCCAGTTTTCTTGATGAAGACATAGATTCTTATAAATCTTTGTTTGAAAAAAAATGGGGTTGAAGGTCTTGCTAGACAATGTAATAATAAAATTCTCTACGGCTACAATATGTGTCCTCTCGTAAATAAGGATGTTGGGTGTCCTTTTGGAGATAAGTTGTGCTCAGAAATCACTGCTGACGATTGGGATAAACTTAAGTTGTATGTAAAGGAAAAGGAGGAAGTTAATATGCAGAGAGAAGCTAACATCCAGAGAGAAGCTCATACACAGGAAAATAATACTCAGGAGGATATTGCGCAGGAAACTAAGGAATCTCCTGTTCGATGCTACTATGCTTTCATGGTGAAAGAAGAAAAGATTGTTTTTTACAAGGGCGTTTTTACGCGACGCAAGACTGTACCTGTGGCGTTTACCTCTGAAAGCCAACGAGATATTTTTGTTCGTAATTACGAATGCTCCTACGCAGTGAGCCGTAGACAGCTTTTGCATGAACTTGCGGACGCCTATCAGGATAGAAGTATTACGGAGCTGTCTAGGGTAATCTCGGAAATTCGGAGACGCGCAATCTCCGCGACAGAGAATAGCAATGGAGCTATTACTTATAGTGATTACCTGTACTTTGATATGGCTGAAATTGTTTTTGATATCTAAACTATAAACTCACTATATGCAGCGTGTCTTTATCGATCTCGGACGCGCTGCATATAAAAAGGAGTGAAAATATGAATCTTTCTGAATGTTTGAAAATGTTCCCACATGATCGGTATTTTGATGACCTTGAAGTTAATCCTATGCAGCTTGCGGAGCACTATTACTTTAGGAAAAACACCAGACCGGGAAACATTGATTATAGGGATTCCGCGCTTGCTTTGATGTTGGCGGAAGGCACAGATTTTTCTTCGACCGATAACACTACTCATTTGATCCACAGATTTATTGATGTCAAGTGTATTCAGTGTAAGGGTAAGATGCACTATAAGACAGCACATGGCTCTGAGCATATGAATGTCATTTTCAAGTGTGATTCCTGCGGAACGGAACTTACTTTGTGCCTTGCAAATTTTTCCGTAAAATTTAAAAAATAGAAAAAAAATGGTTGACTCCTATGAAAAGTTTCGATACATTCAGTTTCGTTGAAAGGATGATTGTCGCTGCCATAGTGGTCTTTGTGTTTTCTATTCTTCCAACATGTAGCCATGCTGAGGATATGAGCGATGAAGACTACGGAGGTATAAGAAAGGTAAACCTGAGAAAAGGGGAAAAGTTTGTAGGGATAAGCCGAATCAGTAATGGTAATAATATGATCATAACCACAGAAAGAAGGCCGGATGAAGACCCCAAATGCTATACAGGATATAGTGACTCTAGGTGGTGGGGATTAGAAGCAAAGCTAAAAATTTGTGAGCAATAATTCTACGAGCAGTAAATCCGCGAGCAATAAATAAACTAAAAGAGGATAAAAATGAAGATTCGTAATTTCACCGGACACGATATTAATATTTACAATCCTTCTGGAACTATCGAGCTGCTTCGTTTTCAATCCGAAGGTATGGCTCGGGTTAACTATATCCGAGAATATGATGGAGTATTCTGTCCTGATCATGGACCCTCACTTTACGTACCTGTAAGTGAAATTGTGGAAAGAGAGATTAAAGGCTTGCCCGCTCCTGCCAAGGATGTTATGTATATCGTAACGAACATGGTTTTTGATTCGTCGGATAGGATTGATTTGCTTTGCCCCGACGAGCTTGTACGGGACGAAAATCATCGTGTCAAAGGATGCTCTAGTCTTCGTAGGCGCACAGTTTTTAATTCTTAAGAAAGAGGTTGGTTGTCATGCAGACGTTTTTTCCCACTCCAGACTTTTTTGAAACGGCTAAGATTCTGGACAACAAAAGATTGAATAAGCAGATTGTTGAAGCGTATCAGATTCTTTCAGGCCGTGTACCTACAAAGAACCATCCGGCTTGTCTTATGTGGGAGGGATACGATAATTGCCTACGTGAATATATAGCGGTATTGTGTGCTGAATACTATATGAGATTCGGAAAGTCACATGCAATTCGTGAACGTATAATTGAGATGGGTTTTGACAATCATAGCTTAGTTGGGCGTCCATCTTGGCTTGGGGATGGTCTTTTCCACTTCTCGCAAAGGATCAATCTCTTGCGTAAGGACTTTGACTACTATCATACGAAAAAGTTTTTTGGCGGCATTAGCAAGGACTCGTTGGATTGCTACCCAAAGGGTTACTACTGGCCTGTAGCGAAGCCCAATGGAACCGCGCATAAAGATAGAATGAATTGGATTGAATGGAGTTCCGAAAATAATTTTTTAAAAAAAAGTGTTGACAAGGTAACGAAAATTTCATAGTATGCGTTTCAAGAGAAAGGGAACACGGAAACATTCTAATCAAACCATTTTAATCAACAAGGAGAGGTCAACATGGCTACTATGATTCCTACCAGCTTTTTCTATGGCAAGAAGAACCCCGAAAAGCCTTTGCGTTGCGCCGAGTGTGGCAAGCCTCGCGTAAGAGGAACTCAGCTTTGCGACAAGTGCAAGGCGGAATTTCGTAAGCCGCCGAAGGCTCCGAATTACGCGAAGCCGGAATAATTGGATTTTGTAAAGTGGTGGGGGCATTAAGCCCCCATATGCTAACAAAAAAATAAAAGAGGATAAAATGAGCATTAACAAAAATACTGTGGATCTCGCAATTTTCGAGTGCGAAAGATTCCTTGAACGAGCTAAGCTCGTAGCCTCCCTTGGTTATATTCATGCTGACGTAAGATACACCGCAGCATTGAAGCGGTCTTGCGCGGAAGTAAGAAACGCGGTGGCAGCCGTAAAAAAGGAGGTAGGAGTGGAAGAATGGGAAGAAGGATACCTCCAGCGTTCTATCCAAGAATGGAAGCTCCGGGAAAAACTAGATCATAAAGGTGGCTCCGATGAATAAAGAAAAAATGGAAAAGGGTGCTTCGATTCTACAAAAGACGGAAGATGATATTCTCCTATTTTTGGTTTATGTCATAATCAATCTGGTTTACATTGTTGGTTTGTTTGGGTTTCTTCTGCCGTTTTTGATTAGCTCCGAATCTACGGCCTTGGTCCTGACCGGAGCGGCATTGATTTTTAGTTTCCCCGTAACTGTGTTTTTGAGTTATAAAACCTTTAAAAGTATTTTTAAGGAAGGTGTCCTGTGAAAAAGATTATCGCGTGTGTTACTCTTGTTTTTGTCCTTGCTTTCGGCATTTACGCTCTTACTTGTATTGAGAAAGTCGAGGCGGGTTATGTCGGCGTAAAGGTGAATTTGCTTGGCTCGTCGAAAGGTGTGGACACTGAAAAGCTTGGTGTAGGCCGATATTGGGTAGGCATCAATGAACAGCTTTTCACATTCTCTACGGCGCAACAGACAAAGGAATGGCGGGGAACCGGAAATAGCGGCGCATTCCAATTCCAATCCAAGGAAGGGCTTTCTCTCAGTGCTGACGTTTCTCTGTCTTACTCCGTCGATCCCGATAAAGTGTCTTTGCTTTTCCAGACGTATAGAAAGGGTATTGACGAAATCACGAACGTATATGTTTACAACATGATTCGAGACGAGATTGTCCGCGCCGCTTCTACGAGGACTTCTGAGCAGCTTTACGGGGAAAAGAAGACTGAATTCATTATGCAGGTAACGGAAGCCGTCCGTGAACGTCTCGCGCCTCTTGGGATTAAGATTGATTACATTGCTATTGTCGGCAATATCTGGCTTCCTCAGAATGTAAAGGAAGCGATTGACGCTAAGGTGGGTGCTATTCAGATTGCTACGCAGCGCCGCACAGAAATTGAAACCGCGCAAGCTGAGGCGGATAAGAAGAAAGCCGAGGCGGAAGGCCGTGCGGAATCTATGCGAAAGATTGCGGATGCAGAGGCATACTCTATCACGAAGAAAGCGGAAGCTCAGTATACAGCAAATAAGAAGCTCGCTGAATCCCTTACTCCTGAGCTTATCCGATACATTATGGCTACCGGATGGAATGGAGTATTGCCCAAGGTTACTGGTGAGAATATCCCAATGCTGAATATCCCCCTCGAATAAATGCAAATAAAGACTTGTGACGATTCAGGTTGTCACAAGTCTTTATTTTTATCCTGTAGTTTAAACAAAAAAGTATTGACACCTCTCAGATAATTTCATAGTATCTATTTCAAGGGAGGTGGATGAAGATGAAAAACGAAGCAAAGCAATTTACGAGAGAAGAAGAGATTGAAGCTAATTTATTCGCATACGAGCTTTTGATGCCAGAGGAATTGTTTAGAGAGAAAGCAGTGGAACATAATTACAGTATTACTAGGCTCTCAATGCTTTTCGGAGTTCCGAAACCTCATGTTCTTACGAGGCTTATAACTTTAGGGCTACCGGACAAAAGTTAAAAAAAAGGAGGAAGGAAATATTGTATATGAAACAGATTATAAACATAAGAAATTACATAGCCTTGTCAATGGATTTTTCCGCCATATTTTTAAGGATGCTGGTCATTTTAGCGATTTTGTACGTAGGGATGACTTTTGTAAACGGAGGTTTTTTCAATCCTTTCATGTCTATACCAAACCCAGATGGCGTAGATATTGCTAAAGGAATTAGAGTCATAGTGCTTGTACTATCTTTTTTCTTATCACTAATGCTTCCATCTTTAATTGAAGATTCAAAAAGGATATAGATTATGATGAAATTTAATGTTTTGGATGAGGTGTATCATTTTGGCTATGGTTGGGGTATTATCGAAGAAATTACTTATAAAGGCGAGCAGGAGGGGCATAGGATAAGCGTAAATTTTAAAGACTGTGATGGAGATAAGGTTATTAAATGGTTTGATATTGAGGGCATCGAATGGCATAGTTGTCAATCTTTTCCTTCTATATTCCTAGAAAAAGAGCTTACCACTGATCTTATCAAAAAGGCACTCTCCAATCAATCTGAACAATCCATTGACAAAGATCTTTTGCCTCGATCTGGCACTCCTATTCTAGTTAGAGATGTGGATAATGAGAAGTGGGGGTGCGCATTTTTCTTGTGTTTGGATACTAACAGTGATATCTATCATGTGCGCACTACAAAGGGCTTGTATGGTATGGGTGCCTTCTACAACGATGAAACCGCGCATGTATTGGGTACATCAGCGGATCTTCCGGAAAAGTACATCTTCTATAAAAATGAGGATTAAAGTAATGAAAACATGGCTCTATCTGGATGACGAAAGAACGCCTTCGCGTAATTTTTACAAAGATATGGATATAAACGATGGTGAGAATTTTGAAGTCTATACCGTTCGTAGCGGAAAGCAATTTATGAGGATTATTGAAAAAGTGAATCCCCACGGTATTAGCCTTGATAATGACCTTGGAGGCTCGGGGCATCTTAGCAAAGGTTATCAAGTCCTGAATGAAATAGAAAAACTGATCTCCGAAGGTAAACTTCCCGCCCTTCAATTCGTGAGAGTGCATTCGGCTAATAGCGTAGCCAAGATCAGAATGGTTACTGTTGCGAAGGAAATGTTCCAAAGGTTCGGAAGAAAGGATGGTATTGTATTCGCTACGTATCATGATGAGCCTAGCGGGGATAAAAACGACGCGGTTTTCTATAAAAATAAGTAAAAAGGAGAATTGACATCATGAGAAAAAACAAGTACGGTCTTACTAACAAAGAAAAAGAATGGCTTAAAAACAGAGTTCTTTTTATCAATCAATGCGAAAATTGTGAATTTCGATTTTCCTTTATGTGTAGCGATTGCCCGGAAAGAGGGTATATGGATTCTCTGTATCCTGACTATTATGATGCTCTTATGTTCGAGTCTCGTGTGAAGATTAAACTGATCAGCATGGATTACAATGATGTACCTTGCGTTCACAGTATGAAGGCTTTGTGTCCGCGCAAAGGTGGAAGTTTCCCCAGTTGCGGCAATTGGTGTCTTTTGCGAGAAGCTGAACTTATGGTCGAGGCGGAAATGGAACATGAAGAAAGGATGGCGAGATATGAACGAAAGTCTTAGATTCCTTACAGGATTGGAAAAGCTAAGGAAAGCCGCTACGAATGGAGGCGATTGGCATCTTGACGAGTCTCATTGTCATGGAGCCATTAACTGCGGAGACAAGCATATCGCAATGGTAAATATGTATGTTTGCAATGATTATCCTACGCAAAATGTTCTTAGAGAGCAACAGCTTGCCAACGCTACTTATATCGTTGCGGCGTGTAAGTCGGTCAAGATTCTTTCGGATGCTCTTTTATGCCTAGCGTCCATGTCTGTAGAGAAAGATGGCATTAAGGACGAGAATTATAATGCTGACCAATTGGCTAAGGAAATTGATGCGGCATTTCTTATGGCAGAACAAATTAATAAAGGAGAATGAATAATATGCCTAAGTTTAAAATGTTTGATAAAGTTTTAGTTAGGGATTCCGAGAATGATAATTGGGTCGCAACTTTTTTCTCTCATTATGATATAGAAGAACGTGTTATAGCTATCAATGACGCTTCTTGGAAATATTGCATCCCTGCCTCCGGTAATGAGTCTCTCGTAGGGACGGATCTCGATAAATGGAAACCTGAAATAGGCGACCTTGTTGCGGTCAAAGATAAAATTCATGGTGATGGATGGTTCCTTCGTATTTTTTATGGAACGAATACTCGTAATGGCGATAAGGTTTATATTGCAGGAGGCGTGGATACATTTTCCCATAATCGAGAAGAATGGGAATTTTGTGAGCCAGCAAAAAAGCATTTTAAATTTAATTCTTAGGAGAATAGATAATGCGTGAGATTAAGCTTGAAAGCTACGAATGGTGTTCTGATATTACCGAGGGATATCTCACTTTCACGGTAAATGGAGAAGCGAAGACTTTATCAGGAGGTTTTTATAAGGAGAATAGAATTGAATGGAGGGGAGACAATCAAAAAGGAGAAAAGTTTGTAGACTGGAAACTTGACCCTTATGCACGCGATCATCTTATGGAGGGATGTAATTTCAATCTTTCTTACGAAGAGGTTAATTTTCTTGAAGAAAGGTTTAATCGTAAAATGAACGAACTGTCACTTTAACCATTTAAAAAAAGGAGATTACATAATGTACGATTTTAAGCCTTTTGATAAAGTCTTGATGCGAGATTCTGAACATGAAATTTGGGAGCCCGCGCTTTTTTCGGGAAAGGTAGGGGACGCTTTTAAAGATACCAGCTTGAGTGTATATAGGTATTGCATTCCTTACGAAGGTAACGAACATCTTGCGGGGACTTACAATGCCCCTCATAAGGAATTTCAGAAGGGAGAACTTGTTGCTTTTAGCGATAATAAAAAAGTGTGGTATATAGGCTTTTTTAATAAGAAGATACAAGGAGGTGAGATGAACTATACAGGATATAGCGAGACAGATAAAGTTTGTATAACTCAATGGCGATACTGCGAACCTGCAAAAAAGCATTTTGATATTTTTATGTCGGGGGAAAAGTAAAATCCATGAATAATAATTTCGTAAGCCATATTATATGCTTTTTACTATCGTTATTAGGTCTTTACTTTCTTTCTTGTTTTATCTGTATGGAATGGATTAATCCATTCGCAGATTATATAAGCAAAGACCAACTTAGTGGAGCTGTCTATAGACTGGCGTGGTTTCTTTCCGCTGGAGCCCTATCAATAAAATACGATTAATTATGGAGGTCACAATATGCCCCCTAGACCAAAAAAACCATGTAAGCACTGTAAAAAACCAACGGATCATCCTTCGGGGTACTGCGAAGATTGCGCCAAGCACAGAATATCGTCAGACAAACGATATGACATGAAGCGTGGAACCCCATCGGAAAGAGGATATGATTCAAGGTGGAAGAAAGTTCGTGAGCGTTATCTGCGAAAGCATCCTTTCTGCGAGGAATGCGAGAAAACCACTCCATTTCCTAACGCAGCTAATGAAGTCCACCATATCGTCCCTATTAACGAGGGCGGAAAAATACTTGACGAAAATAACCTTATGGCGTTATGTAAATCCTGTCACTCAAAAATAACCTCCGACTATCGGAAAGGGAAGGGATCAGCATGAAGCTTTTTAATTTTAAATATGGACCAGAGCTTGAAAGAACCATATCTATTGATTTGGATCGTATCATTCTTATAAGTGATGCCCTTGACGACGATTGTATATTGGTCATATCAATGGAAACAAAAGTGAAGAATCTAACAGATCGTTTTGAATTTCCATCGAAGGAGTATCGTGATGGTGTCCATTTTAATATTCTCCGCGCTGCTTATTCTTCTGTTATCTTACCTACTAGGGAATGAAGATAGCAGAACGGGAGCCCACATAATCTCGCATCCAAAAGGGTGGATTTGCCCTGAAAGGCCAGATCCACCGAAAGGTCAACATTTTCAAGGATAATAAGGAGAAAATGGTATAGATGAAGTATTCAGAAATCTTCTTAAAGGGATTACAGGTTCTTAAATACTATGACCTGACAATAAGTTCCATAATCTTTGCGATTGGATTATTTCTATTTTCAGATGTACTAAGATCAAAAGATTTTAGTACAACCTTTTTCTTCTTTTTACTGCCTATCATTAGCGTTTGTTTTATAATTGATAGGTGCATCCATACATTATTTCTAAAGTCGATTAATAAGGAGTGAACATATGGAAATCATTAAAATCAGTGTTACTTTGGAAAAAGGTAAAAAGAAGACATTCAAATATAGAGTCTCTGATGTAGCTGAATTTGAAGTAGCATATGAATGGGTGCTTGAAAATTTTAATTTTACGGGAAGAAACTTTTTCCTGTATAAAGAAAGTGAAGCTATGTCTTTCTTGAAATCTTCCGGATATCTTGAATATTACAAAAGTGCTACTTATAGTGAATTTAATTTTGTTCAACTTAACGCGGAAGAATATATTGATATGATCCTGTATCTTATTAAAAGATATGCCTCTCAGGATCTTGTCATTGAGCGATATGAGCAGCCTAAATATTATTTTGGAGGGGAAGGGTTGTTTCTTTAATATTTATTAACCAGTGGAATACATACAATAATACCCGATTAATTACGAAATCAATGGAAAGAGATTCGTAGATTAATTGGGTATTATTGTATGTGCTAACGCACGTTAAAGGAACATAATAAACGGATCTGACGCCTCTTCTTCTTTATCTTCCATAGCCCTAGCGATAGCCATAATCATAGCAACCATCGGGTCGATTTTATTTTCATTCGCCGTTTTGGTCATGTAAACAAGCTTATTCGTCGTAGATTTCAGGACGACATTACCTGCCGCGAAATTAAGGATAGGGTCATTCTGGTGGAAAAGTTCCCCGTTAAGGTACGCAGCTTCAAACTCTTTCATCGGCTCAGAGAAAGTGGCAGAGGATTGAGTAAACTCAATACATTCAAAAGCTGCCCATTCCCGGATATTCTGCATAAGATATTCGGCTTCCCTAGGGTCGTATGCTACTTCCTGAATAGCATATTTATCAGCCCAATTTTGCAGGTCTTCTTCCAGAGCGTGATAGTCCGTTCGAGCCCCTTGCGTTACGGTCAGCCAGCCTTCATCTCGCCAGCCCCGATAATGGTCATTCTCCGGCCTATCTACAGTATCAGAAGGAAGATAGTATTTTCCGAAAACATAGAATTTACCATCGCGCTTAAAGACGGCAACCATTGCAGTTAAGTCGACTTTAGAGGCTAGGTCAATGCCAATCCAGCATTTCTCGCCTTCAAAATCTTCCATCTTTAGATTTCTGTCAGTACAATTAAGCCATTTAGGAAAGTCAATCCATCCCACTGATTCGTTGTTCCAAACATTCAACATTTTGGTAAGAATAGATGAGCGCTTGTACTGTGATGATTTGGCTATTTCGTATTGCTCGCGCAAGAACTCTTCGGATACGGAAACTCCGAAGTTTGGACTGGCTTTAATCCAGCACGAAAAATCTTCCCACTTGTCCGTATCGTCGATGGTAAACTCCATGTAAAATAATCGGTCGTTCTTTGCTTTCCCCAACACGACCTTCCTGCCTTGCTCAACGTAACGATAGCAAGGCCCTTTGATGTTTGTCCCTGCGGTAGTAGTAACAAGCAAGAGAGGATGCTGTCTAGCGCCCATACCGAGCTTCAACGAGTCATACAGCGCGTCCGAAGGATGTTCATGATACTCGTCAACGATAGCGCACTGAGGGTTACTACCGTCCTTTGGGCTTCCGATAATAGGCTTGAACGTAGAAAGTGTTGATTGTGCATGAATAGACTCTTTAGTATAAGTCAGGCCGAATGCCTCTTCAAATGCTTTATTGGCGACAATCATGTCCCGAGCAATGTTGAACAGCACAAATGCTTGAACTTCCGTAGTTGCGCCACAGTATACTTCCGAGCCTTTTTCTTTTTCACCAACCAACATATAGTGTCCAATAGCCGCCGCAAGGCTGCTATTATGAGTCGGAATATACGTTTCCCCGCAAAGATACATTCCATCCTCATTATCAACCTGTATACACTTCACCGGGACGCTTTCCACAGGCTTACAATCTGTAATGAATCTTACCACGGGCACCGTCTCGCCATCATGCCGTTTTACATTCGGGGCCACCCACACTTTAGGCTTTCTGCCATTGTGAGACAGAATTTGATGCAGACTTTCGGAGGTTACGATATTCTTACCATCAATTTTCCAAAGATGCTCCGCATCAGCCGTAATAGAAGAACCATCATTGAAAGAAATTTCGTAGCACGGCCTTCCGTACATCACTTCCGTTGCAGCTACTACTCTCCGTATGTCCGAATTTGGCCCATAAACGGCGTCTCCGGGCTTTAAGTCATTCATCGTGACCCAACCCTCGGGAGTGGGGATTGGAGTGCTTACAGCTAAAGCCTTGCCAGCTTTTCGGGGAACGATAAGAGCTGCCTCTCTGTATCTGCGGAGATTGTTTTTCTTGTCCAGCCAGCCGAAGATGTTTCCAACGAAGAATTTCTGCCAAGGTTCAAGTTTTAACCGTTGCCCGGTAAGAACGCCCTTGACATGTACCATATTTTCGATAAAACAAATTACTCGGATAGCCGATTCTTCTGAAAAATAAAAATCAAGGTCTTTATTGGCGAGGTCATCTTTAAAGTTCTTGCATAATGCTCTAATGTATTTACAGACCTGAACATTTCCATTAAGAACATTGTCGGCGTACCAATGGATGTCGGTGATATGCTTTTTATTTTGATTGAATTGTTTAGTCGTTATGGGTTTTACATTAGCCATTGAAACTCCTCTCCTTATCTGACAAAAATGGTATTATCAAAGAAGTATAGCTTCATTTTACATTTTTGTCAAGAAAAGAAAAAGGCGTCCGGATAGACGCCTTTAAGGGAGGGATGGGAAGGAGGTAGGGAGAATTTCTGATTAAGCAGTAAAGCCCCAACGACAACCGAAGCTAGGTTCCGTTTTGCATTTAGAGGGCTTCCGATACGGGCAGATACCGTGTTTCGGAGGTTCGTGTACTCCGTCTTTGACAATCGGAATCCATGCCTTGCATAATGCACAAGGTATCCATCCGAAAGTCTTAGATTCCGATTGTCCTGTATCTATCCTGCGATCAGATTCGATGTTCATGATTATTTCGCCTTAGAACCGTATTCTTCGGGATACGGCTTATGGAAATGGTGCTTTTTATGGTATTCCTTGTCAGAGCAGGTCATTTCTTCCAGAGCGTAGCAAATTGCGGCGGCGGCGTGTTTAAGCTCATGTACGAACTGAGCATGGGTCATCGTGGGAGGCGTGGCGCGCATTCCTTCATAGGCGTGCATCATCTCTCCGACTTCCATCTCAATGATATTCATGTGTCCGCCCGGTTTATCCATATAGGGATACCAAGTGTGAGGAGGATTTTCAATAATGTCTTCAATCTCATGATACACTTCGGAATATTCCGACATTTCATGAATGGCGCACTTATACATGAGATAATGGCACAATTCTTTATGAGCTTTAAGCAGCTCACGAGTGTTTTCGACATGAGGCATTGACCGAACTCCGGCCTCGCAATGCTCGCCAATTTCATGTTCAAGTTCTTCCAAGAATGCAAGTTCTTCTTTGTATTCTTCTTTTGCAATCTTTTCAGCGGATTTGCTATCGTGCATGATTCATTTCCTTGTGGTGGTTATATAATGGGCGCGTTTTCTGCTGCCAAAGCATCCACACGCTGTTGAAGAAGATCAATTTGATTCAAATTTTCGTTGTTTCGTTCGGTAGCCAAAGTTTCTCCGGCTAGAATGCCTCCGGCGGCATTACCAAGCACAGCTTCCTCTGCAACCGTATCTATGACGGCATCCTCAGCTACGTCTTGGGCGATATTTTCAGCAATGCCTTTCGGGGAAATTTGCTTTTTAACGAAATCAGCGACTTTATCCGTATCAATATGCTTAGACGCATAGTCTATGGCTTCACCGGATTTATCTTTGATAAATTTACCAGCCTTATTCGAAGCCTTTTTCCCTTCTTCGTCAAAGATAAGCCATCCTAACAGGATACCGAGTCCTAATCTAAACATGATATTTCCTTAATAAAAACGCAGCGCGAGAAGATAAAAATCGTCCCACGCTGCGCGGTAGGGGTTACGTAGTCATAGGCTACGTATGCTCCCAAATCCCGGATACTTTATTTCTTAGCGGGGGCTTCCGACTTGTCAAGTTCCGGGGAAGCGAGGGAAGCAGAGGCGGTTACGGGAAGCAAAGATGTCCCGCAGTTTACGATGGGTACTCCGTTCGGGCCGGGGCAAGACACATCAATAGCCATGATGTTACCCGCAGGATTGCTCGTTTGAGTCATACGAATGCGGCAGCCGCATCGGACGAAACGAGAAAGTTGTCCAAGGGTAAGATAGTTCCCAGAGGTGTTGAGTACGTTCGTAAACGTAACGCCTCCAGCAACAATCTGAACTTCTTCATCAGCACAAGGACTGATGCACAAGTTCCTTCCAACTACGATATCAAATCTTCCTACCGGAATACTGGTAGCCAGAGTAAGAGTCGCAGTCGTGGCGGTTGTAGTGATACTTGCTACACGGATGCACGGAATGCAGCAGCGATTGCACATAGTAATTCTCCGTACATTGTGGTTAATGAGAGGGGTTTAATTGCACCCCTCTCATATCAAGGTGAAATCAGCCCGTGTTAGGCGGTGACGCCACCGCAACCACAAGGATTCACGCACGGGGAGCAACCCACGGGGAAGAAGGGCGGACGCTTGACAGTCTGGCAGAAACCAGCTTCAATGGAGCGTTCCAGAGCGTTGAAACGACCGTCATTGTACATCTGCGCCTTGAGGCCCTGAATTTCGTTGTTCTGAGCCATCAGGGTCATGTCGCGGGTACGAATCTGGTCTTCAAGCATCTGAGTACGCAGAGCCGAGAAACCAGCGTCCTGATTAGAGATAATCGTGCGGAAGGCAGTTTCAAGCTGCTGCGTCAGCACAGCGTTCTGTGCAGTCATGTTGCACTTGAGTTCCAGAACATCGCGGTCGGTCTGGCAGTTGTCCGTCATGGTCTTGTGACCAAGCACAGAGCGCAGCGCGACCAGATCGGCAAGCTCGGTACCAGCAACAGCAGCGGCCCCACCGCAATTACCACGACCAAACAGGCCGTTACCACCGCAGCCGAAGCCACCGCCGAAGATCCCGAAGAACAGGAGCAGCACGATAAAGATCCAGCCGAAGTTCATGGAAGATTCGCGTTCAGATTCCATAAGTCATTCTCCATAAAAAAGTTTTTGGGTATATGTGAAGAGAAGAAACTGCGAATTTCTTCTCGAATCACCGAAGGTATTATTTTATTCCAAGTTTTTGAAGGCGTTTAGCCAATTCGTCGTTTCCGGGATTAGGAACGTTTGAAGCAGGGGCTGGACCTCTTTGACGAAGCGCGGCCTCAAGCTGGTTCCCCATCTCGGTAATTTTGTCGATGCTTCCGGGAGCTATGGTATTCAGCCCCATTTTAATAGCAGGATTGTCCAAATGTTTCTTCATCCCCGCAAGGATTTGAGCATCAATACCAAACTTCTGGGCGACTTGAAGCGCACCCTCAAGAGTTGGTTGGTAATTACGAGATTCGGAGATAGCCTTTTGCGCGGCGTCAATTACCTTTGAGTTTCCTCCGGACAAGGTATTTACAATGCTCATTATCTTTTGTACGTTCATCGTTTATTACCTCTATTGTTGCCTTGTTCCATTTTAACTGGAGGATTCTTTGCATCTTCCTTAATCACGTCATCTACGAATTTCTGAGTGTCCTGAGTTTCCTCATTGACGGACTTAGTTGAAGCGATATTCGATGAAATAACTTGAATCTTATCGGTAAGACCAGCAATCATCTCAGCCAGTTTAGCATTCTGCGCACGGGATTCCTGCAATTCCTTCAAAGCGTTATTAAGAACTTCTTCTTGCGTAGGTTCAGGCTTTATAATCCCGTTTTCTACGAGCATCTTATAATAAGACTCTGCCTTATCAATCGCTTGTATAAGCTGCGCTTTAAGTTTTTCGTGAATCTCCGTGGCTACCCCGATAGGTTGGTTCCCGGCGTTGACATCCCATGTGTAAATAACACCATCAGAACTTACCATCGCGTAGCTATATGTGTTCATAGGCATAGAAGAACGCTGCGTAGGAGAAGAATATGTGGATTGATTAAATCCTGTAGTTGCGTTAGACATAATAAAGCCCCCAAGTGATGATTAACATCATGGGGGCAATATAGCGCAGAGTTTTAAATATTGAAATGCGTCCACGACCGTCGACGGAGTTATTTTAAGATTATCCGAATATACGGTATGCTCCTATTTTTATGTTACCATAGATCTGTATTTTAATTTCAGTAACTTTATTTTCAGTGAGTGCGGGGGGCGTATTGTTTTCCCATTGAATAGGTTCGGAAATCGTTAATGCGGCAGAGGCGTTCGCGGCTTTAAGTATAGCGTGAAACTCATAGAATTTATCAGATTGTAATCCCGCTGGAAGCGTTACGGTAAAAGCGCGGTCCACTGTAACGATGTGGGTTACGGAAGGAATTAATTCGACAGAAACGTTTCCTGCGCCAGAAGACAAACTTTGGATATTTCTTTCCAACGCGAAATCTATATTTTTGGTTCCATTAACAATAGCTTCTGCTTTATATACTCCGGAAATATAGAATGTCCTAGGAGTTTTCCATTGGGTAGCCGTTGCAGCATTGCCGGACACATTTGTTTGAGCTGGATGAACATGGTCGCCTCTAGCGAATGCGTTTTCCGAACCTATATTGGCTACGCCAAGAGCTTTTGGAGTAGTTGTCGTAATTTTTGCATGACCATATTGAGTAGTGGATGATACACCAAATCCAGTTCCAACATACGCATGATTTATGGGCTTAAAAGCATCAGGTATTCCAGAAAGAAGACTCCAATCGGATTTTGACTGATACGCATAAAACGCCGCCATTGTACCAAGCGCGCCATCATCGATTACAGCATACATAAGAGGCTTTGGCTCTTTGACAATCACTGAATCGCCATTTTGGACATCAGTGACCGTTAAGGAAAGCATCGCGGCTTCATTGGTAACAATAACGAATCTTTCTTTTATGGATTCCGGGAATTGGGAAGGGTCAAGCTCGGAGCTGCTTCCAGAACCGAAAGCCCACACAGGGTCGCCTGAAACGTAGAAAGTGATAGCTGCTGAATTTGCAGACCCTACAGAACCGGATACTGGAACGGATGTTGGGTGGCCCATGAAAGCTACGCTGGTTCCCGTTTCTGTAAAATCAATACGATAAGGAATATTGACCGCAGATTTACTATCGGCAATCAAAAGATTCTGGTGAATCGTATTCAAATCATCAAAATACAGGGTCATAGATGAGCTTCCACTCTCTCGGATTCCGGGAGCGTATACAGTGGCCTCATCCTTAATCGTCGTCATGTCGATAGACTGGATGGTGGGCGTAGGAGCCGCCCAATCTGAAATGCCATTAATTATTTGCCACGGGGTTGTAGCAAGGTCGGTTCCTGTTCCTCGGAAAAATCGAAGACCTTTGCTGGTACGCGGAGCATATGCCATTATTTAGCCTCCTTCTTGCTTAATTTCCTTACTAGCCAAGCTGGAGGCGTTTGAGTTTTGACTTGATAAAACTCAGGTTTTACCTTTCTCAAAAAAGTTGCTCCGCATACGGCACAAGTATAGGTCGATCTCTCTTCCATTCCTAATCGGTGTAAATGAGTATCTTCAAAAGCTACTACGGTTGTTTGATAAAAAGCCCTTTCTTTGCAAACGGGACAAATATTAGCGTCGGATGTAGCCATTGTTTACCATTGCCACTTTTATTCTGAAATTTCATGATTTGAATCTGATTTAATATTCGCTTTAGAAAGAGCCTGAATATCTCCCTTGCCGATAGCCCTAACCAGATCTCTATGTCTACGATTAATTGATTCGATAGCTCTGTTTTTCTCAGAGATTTGAGCTTCCATATCATTGATTCTTGATGAAAAATAATAGGAAGCTCCCCCGGTAAGAAGGAACATGACGATAAGAAGCAACGTCAGCATCCTCCAAAAGAGCGTAGATACATGATCTGAAACTTCCCTCGGAATATCTTTAGCGAATGCAAGAATAGCACTAGAAATTCCGTCCGTTTTCTCCCCACCGCCTACCGTAACTGTTTGATGCGTGTCGCTCATATTCGTATATTGTCCTTTTAATTGTTATCAAGAAATTCTTTGATGCCGTTATAGATAAGTTCATATTCATCAGTATCCGGGATAATAAATTCCGCAGTCTGATCTCCGATACCAAGAGTTATGGTAAAAGATTTATCTGCGTTTTTCTTAATGCCACGGATAGAAAAAATATTATTTTGAAAAGAGAGGTCTTCCATAATTTACCTTTTTTAGATAGCGTCCAATTCTTCTTTTGTAGATGCCTTTTCGACTTTAAGTTTACGCTCTTTACCTTCTTTTAATGTTTTATTCTTATGAGCTAAAGCTCCATTATAATAGAGGTCAAGAAACTCACTACCTTTAAATTGAAAAGAAACTGGGTTATTATCTGGGATGGAATATCCGGTTCTATATACAGTAGGGGCGTATTCTATCCCAGAAGTTTTTTGATATAAAATTAAATTAGCATCATCCGCATAATTCTGTTGATCAGTTGCACCATAAGAAAAATGGTATTCTAATCCGTTTATTACATAGTTAAATCCATTATAGATTTTATTTCGAGTTTCATAATCTATAAAGCTTTTTTTTGATTCTTTAAGACTTTCAAACGTAGGTTTTTCTTTTTTTTCTATAGAAATTTTTCCCGGATTATTTTTTGCATATTCCGAAACGCTTTTCCATTCCTCCGAATACTCGTCTATATCTTTGAGGACGTGGTAAGGAAGCCCGTTTTTAATAATGACAAAAGAATCGTCATCAATTCTATGAATAATATCTCCGTAATCCATATGTACTATCCTTTTTTTTATTATGAAATTCGGATTAAGAAACCACCGTCGCAAGTCCGATTTCCTATCTGGTGGCCTCCAGGCAGATAAGCATGCCTAAGATAGTGGGAATCCCAAGGCATGTAAACAAACAGGAATGATCCGCCCGCTGGTACCGTCATCCCTCCGGAAGGGACGTACCATATATTTGGAACATTTACCGTTTGCCATGACGTTCCGCCATTTGCCGGAGCGGAGCCTGCGCTATTTGCATAGTTTACGGAGAAATTCGAAGGGCTCCAAACCTTTATATTTACTCCATCGTTACTTCCCCACAACCATTGTGGCTGCCCGCTTTGACCATCCCAATAAAATCTCATATCTTGATCGCCCGAATTACGTACATACCGCGAAGTCTCGGCAAGGGCGGCATAACAATCAACAAAAGCTCTTTCGCCAGTCTGTTTAAAGAAGGCGAAAGATCCATCTTTTCTTAAAGAAAGAGTTCCAGCATTGGTATTCGCCCAATGAAAGCCGATTGTCGGAGCATACCCTATATCTGATTGCGTATTACCAACACCATCATTTTCTCTAATTTCTAAAGCGGAATTATAATATCTCTCAATCCACGAACTTTTATAAGTCCCCCGCAATCCCCTAATCCCTCCGGTCATACTCCCACCAGCCAAAGGCAATTTCGTATCCGCGTAAGCTTTGAGATTCATCAAGGCTTTAGCGGATGCGGCAACGACAGACGAATTTGTGGTGTAATTATTTGTCAAACCTTCGGGGACACGATACCACGGGGTCCATGTACTTCCGGTATTTTGAGATATTCTCCAAAATCGACCAGTATTATTGTAATTAATATATTCTTGGTGAGAATATGTGGCATATGCACGGACAGTTAAAGATCCACCTATGTTATTTTTCGGAAAATTTACTAATGCATCGCTATTATTAAACCAATATCTACCATTCCCCGTAAATAAATTAGCATCTGTGCCGAGGCCCCGGCCCATTGCAAGACCGCCTATTTGCCCTCTCCCTTTTGCGGTACTGTTATTAGCGTTAACTACTTTGCTAGAAATTTGAACATCCTGAGCACTACCGTCAGTCCTGCCAGTGCCTCCACGTTCAAAAGGCAGGACTCCTGCTGTCAAATTGCCTATGTCATTCGTACCAAGATTGGCACGAGCCTGTGCAGCGGTAGCGGCCCCCGTGCCACCTTTTGCAATGGGATTAACTGTAGTAAGTTTATCAGCCTGTGTAGCATTAGGGGCGCGCCCGGAGATGTTTCCGGGAATTACGCCCTTGGAATCTCGCACCACGATGGAATTGGCTATAATCCCCGCATTAGCATGAAACCCGTCGAGCCTATCAACATTAAAAGCATATTTACCAGTACCATCATCCAAAGCACTCCAAACCGTTCCATTTTTCATCTGGAAATTCATTGCGGTTTGATTGAAAATGATAGTACCGTCAGGAGCATTATCAGCAAGATCCCCTCGCAGCCTCGCAATAAGTTTTGCAAGTTCTCGAATGGAATCAATATCCGATGCGATTTTATTGGATATTGCTGGTGCGGAAAAATTAGGATTTGCCATTTAGAAATTACCTTATCATAGTAAAAAACTTTTATATTCAGGATTTATTCAAGTCGACGATTCCTACCTTTTCGTCGACTTCGGAAGCACTCTCATGAGTAATTTCCGGATCGGGAGCAATCATCGCATTGAAGAATCCCTTCAATTTTTCAGATACTTTTTCAAGGTCTTTTTGCTTCTGTTCGAGAGACTTGTCGAGGAAAAAAAGCGAGCTACGCAACTGCGTAATCAAAGCATAGTCTTCATTGGCTTCACGCTGGACCCCGTCTACAAACTTCATAATTTCTTCAATCTTTTTAGAATTCATAATCCTCTCCAATAATTTTTTATTTTTATCCATCTACCAGATATTTTGGAATTTGTCAATATCAAATTTATGCAATCACATAAATTCCGCTATTTTTAAACCGTCCATATTCACTCCGCTATAATAAATTTGGACTCTATCTCCATCAACAACACGGAGACTTGCGCCTACCGCATTTCCCGTACTACCACCGGAATAACCAGATGAGTTTTCTGTAGACCTTAAATTTATCAACCATACCTGACCAACATTCGTGGAAGAAATTCCAGAAGCTATTAAAAGGCCAGTATGATTTACGGTAAATATAGACGCCGTAGCTGGAATCGGCGTTATCTGATGAAAAATATTTGAAATCTTTACTTCATGGGCAGATTTTAATTCCGCCCAAATTTGAGTATTGTTCATTTTAAAACCACACTCTAATTGGAGTCTTGGGCTCAGGAATAAGGAATTTCGAGTTAACGAATTTGTCTGGAATTACGAAACTCGAAATTCGGATATTGACCAATTCAAAATCATAATAAGTAGCCGGAGTAATGATAGTAGCATTTTCTGGATCCTCGCCAGAATATATCGGAGGAGTTTTTTCGGCTTTTCCAATATAGTCGACATAAACACCTTCCGGTGGATCGTTAAGAGAAATTCCCAATGATTCTTCGAGAACGGATACATTGGGTGCCGCAAAATAAAAATCTGTATAAGATTTTATGGGTTCCGGGGTTGACGGCGTTACAGTTACCGGAGGATCAATTGAAGGGCTTTCAGTTACATCCCACATAAAATAGTTCTCCTTTATCTAATTAAATCTGAAAGTTGACTAGCTGTTAAATGCGCGGGGAAAACGACGCACTGTTTCGTAGTGCCAATAGAAAATTCGATTGTTCTAGTATTTTTTACGGAATTATACGCCCTTTTTCCATCTCCCTCATTAAAGAAGAACGCTTGACGTACAGGATTAAATAAAAACGGAGAGTCCTTCGTAGGAAACACATTAGAATAATTGTCGATAGCACGAGTAGTTGCGGTATTATTGACAATAGGGATATAAGATGAATATCCAATTCCGATCTCAGTTTGAATATTTCCAACTAAAATAGAAGAAAATGAATCTCCATCGATTCTGGTATTTCCTGTAGCATCGGCAAAATATAATCCGGAATAAAAACCGTAATTAGAAATTGTACCTGTAGAATATTCTTCTAGGATTCTTGCACCAATAGAAACTTGAACCCATCCGTTTCGCATTTTTTCTATAGTAGTTCTCCATACTATATTTGAAGAAGTGGGTTTAACGACTTTTAGGAGAGAGCTTGTTTCTATATCGTATGAAGCTGCATAATATCCTGTAGTTCCCGTAATATCGGAACCTATTTTTACTTGAATATACCTATGGTTTACGGGTTTTAATACTAATGAAAATGTTACATCCTCCCCAACATGATCCGGAATTTCAGCAGGTGTGTATAATCTATAGTTCATGTAATGATACGAATCTAAAGTTGCGTCAAGCGTCAATTTTAATGCGGGGCCGATGAATTTATCTTGAATTTCTTCTTTTGTAAGCCTGTTTATGCCAGCGGTAGTAGCATAATTCGTTCTTTGTTTTTCAGTGAGCGTAGAAATGAATTTACCCGTTTTATTATCATATAAAGGCCGTTCAACATCATTTCCGACAGTTCTCATGTATCCTTCCGCATCAAAATACGTAGCTTGTGATGCTCTAGTAAACGTAATCCCGTTATTTATAGAAAACTTGTCTTCGGCTCTTGTAACTTGGGCGGTTCCTTCCGTAGGAATCGGGGATGTTGGTTTAGTATCAAAATCTTCTGCTTCTTCCATTTGGGGGCAAGCATACCAGAAGGTGGACTTACCATCTCCGTCAAAAGTTGTAACAAGTCCTGTAGAATCTTTAAAATATATACGTATACCCGTTTTTAGATTTGCGTTTTTTGCTCCTTTAAAACGGAACCATGCTCTAAACCATCCATCCCCGACATTCTCAAGACCAAAATTATTTTCAGTTATAGCAGCAGATTTTCTAATAATAGTATTGGTCTTGAAATTAAAATCTATGGATAATCCACCGCCTTGGATAACAACATAATTCGGAGTGTCGATATTTATAATAGATAGTGGGTTATTTTTATCGCATCTAAAAAATATTGAACTAAAATACGTTTGATTTTCTTTTGGAATAACCCCTGTGGTATAAATACCGAATTGAGTATTCGTAGGCGTACCCGCCCGATATTTATATACTTTGGATCTAAATTTAAAATTATAGCTAGCAGTAGGTTCTACATAGTGCGCTCCGTCTGTTCCTACGCCTTTAACAATAACATTATCTATAAAATTTGTTCTTTGAGGCTCTCTAAGCCAGCCAAGGCATTCACCCGTAACAGGATTATGATCAATACGAGGTTCTCCTGCCGCAGCGATATGAGATACGCCGTCAGGCCCCCAATACGTAGCTGACGAATTACGGGTGAATGCAATTTGCGGAGGAATCTTTCCCCACGAGTATTCATATTCATCCGCGAAAAGATTGAGGGAAGGATTTCGAGGAAGGACATTAAATAACGACAAACTGTCTTGAATTGACCGTCCTTCCCCGGTAGAGGAACCCCCGACAAGCACCCATTCAGTTCCATTCCAGTACTCAAAATTGCGTTTTGAATAATTCCATCTTACGCAATCCGTACTCAAATTAGACCTAAATGCGGATTTCATGCCGACAATAACGTCAACTTTAGAAGGTACTTCTGCCATTTCGGGGGTTCTCCATATATTATATTCCTACTGCTCTCCACACCACGTTCCCCGTAGTGCGTTCGCCCTTATTATTGAAAAGAGATACTCTGAAAAACTTGGGAGAAGGAATGTCTTGGAAAGAAACCAAGGCGACTAATCCCGCATCTTCACTTTCAGGTGCAGCCGTAACTTCCCATACATCGAGATACGGCATAGAAAAGTTTACCAGATTTCCAGTATCATTTGCGTTTCCGGGCCATTCGGGGCCATTCGTATTTGCCTCAGCCAATGCAACACCAGAGTCGTTTCGGATTTTAACGTCGAACTTAAGATTTAATTCGGATACTCGGATAAGCCCCGTGGAACTCGGAAGCATTCCAAGCGTAAATCGGATATACCGGAATCGCTGTAAAAACACCTGCGTAGCATTTTCTGCGGCTAATTCCCAAGGGTCATTTACATCCACTTTAAATTCAATTTTAACATAATACAGAGGTACACCGGAAAGAATTTGAACCGTAGGTGTAACCACAAGTCTGATGGACTGCATGATTTGCCCATAGTCAAATTCTTCCTGATACCATCCCTCCGTATCAGCGGGTTCCATCCAAGTAGGACCAGCTATGTCAATTTTGTTTTTCCACGTAGAATTCGCTGTCGTTCCACCGAATCGTGCAATATTCTGCGTCCATGTTTCATTCTCATCTACGATAGGACCAATCATTCCACCAATGCCATCAAGAACAAAATTATGGCGTGTTCCAGAGAAAACGGAATCCCAATCATAGAAAAGAACATAATCCGGAGGCTGAGAAATTACGCAAGTAATGGGAGATGCAGTACCTCTATTACCTGCTACGTCTACCGGAACAACCCAATATGTGTAATTTCCAGATACAGCTTCAAAGATATTGACAATGAGCGCATTGACATTGAAAATAAGTTCCGCGTACTGCAACTCATCTCCACGAAGCACCTCATAATGATGAATTGGGAAAAAGATTGTTGAAGGCTCGGTCCAAACAAGAAGCGCGTTATTGTCGATAACGGTAGGAGTTATATAAACTCTTCCCGGAGCCTCGACTCGGAAACTCGTTTGACCCCAAGCTCCAGCATTTCCTCCAGTATCCCAACTACGAACCCTGAAAATGTGGTTTCCGGTTTTTTCAGGAGGTACGACTATCTGTGTCGCATTAATCCTTCCGAAAGATTCTCCAGTCGTACTATTTTCTATCTCATATTCAGTTATTGGCAAACTGATTGTTGAAGGAGCTACCCAAGAAATAAGGATTTTATCTTCTTGAATTATCGCTTTTACGGTTGGTGCTGCGGCGGCTTTAATCTCGATAGAAACTTCACCCCAATCTCCGTAGTTACCGACGATGTCTCGTGCTCGGATCTTCCATTCATGAAACCCGACAGCTCCCGCAGGAACTCGGAAATAGTTGACTTTCGCTCTACCTACCGGAGTAAAATCTCCTTCGACGATTTCAAATTCATCTATCGGAAAAGCCGATGATACAATAGGCCATTCTAACAGAATATCAGCGCCATCGATCTTTGCAGTCGGCTGAACCCTTCCGAGAAGATCCACTTCGATAAATGCAGGTACCGTACCGGATTCATTTCCAAAGATATCTATGGCTTTCACTGTGAATTTATAATTACCCACAGGTCTTGGTGATACGTATATTGAAGTCACATTGGAAAATTCGGTTCTTAACATATATTCATCATGAACTTCATAGTTTTTGATAGGCCAAGAGGTCGTACAATCCGTCCAACTCAATTTAAGGCCATCAATAGTGACTTCCGTTTTAATGACAGGATTTTTAGGTTTTTGAATAGTAACAGAAACGGGGGCAGGTTGCAAGGAAAAATTTCCAAGCGTATCCACCGCGCTAACTGTCATATTCAATGTGCCGAATTTATTTGGGACGGGAAGTATGATACTCGTGTCAATCGTTTTCCCTGTAATATCCCCTTGAACAGCATAGTAATCTATATCAAGAGTGGCTACGGGATTCCAACTGATTTTTACCCCGGACGGAGGAAGAAGCTCGGCGGTAACACCATCGACATCGGGGGGCGGTGCTGTCTTACCGATAACGAAATACCCGGTTTGAGTTATCCAATCGCTGCTAATTCCCCGTATAGGGTCGGTAACTTGGATAGACAAGTCATATAGCTCGCCAGACTCCATATTCGAGATAACTACATATCCTTCGGATACGGAAGTTCGGACAGTATTGCCCCAAGCTGTTTCTTGTGTTTTCTTTGCACGAGCATAAACCACACAATCTAACGAGGTTCCATCCCCAACCTTAAACCAGATACCGACTTGAGGAATGATATTCTGCCCAATCTTAACGAGCATGGACTCATCGGAAATTATCTGTGTAATAGTAGGATTAGGGATAGTATAAGTAGGCAGTTTGTCAATAATAATAGGAGGATTCCAAGGAGGAATCGTTCCTTTATCCGCGTCGAGGACTTCGGGAGAATATGGAATCGCCTTAATTTCTGCCGAGGAATTTTCGGCAGGTGCAATCTGAGTTACAAGATACTTATCATTCGCTTCACCCATCAATGATACGCTAGCTAAATCCCCAATATAGGGCGTAGTAGCATATGATATTGCAAAAGTGAAATAGATATGGGAATGCTCTTCTCCAAATTCGGGTCTAATTTGATATGTGACCGTCTTTCCATACGGATTTCTGATTGCGATACCATAAAGTACATCTCGTTCACTAAAAACAATGGAATCGTCAAGAACGACGCCTACGGCAGGAGTATCAATGGGCCTTTCGGAGTTTTCATAAACAATGTATTCCGCCCCTCCCGTATCCTGATAAATCAACCCTACAACACGGGCCGCCCCGAAAGTGTTCATGAGAACGTCATGGAAAATTTCAATAACGTCTCCGCGATGACACATTCTGTGCTCCCAATCAGCATTGATTGTAACGCTTAAAGGACGAAGAAGCTGTGAGGCTAAATGATATCTTCCTTGCTTCCAGTTGTTTGTCCACGTAGTAATGCCGGGAAAATCAATTTCTTGAATATCCGTGGCATTGTTTTTATCAAATCCGTCCGCATAGCAGAAATCTTCCGATTGCAGGAAATTATTTTCACTGTTGACAAATTTGATTCTGAGCGCGTGAGGGACGTTAGGGAAAAGTTTTTCCATGCTGAACCCCCAACTATTACGCTGGTTGAACTGCTGCACAGGTACTTTATCCTTATCGTCGATTACTACGCCATACTTTCCATCTATCTCCGTACTTACGGAAGCGCGTGCTGCCGCAGCGATCTGGGTAAGACGTGACCACAGATTTTCTTCCGTATCACAAACAAAGTCGAAAGTCCAACCCATTCGGGTACAATATTTATGGAACTCCCGCAATGTCGGTTCGTCGAGCTTATCTTCCGTATAGGGCGTATTCAAAGCATGACGGGAGGTCAATGCGTATCTATAAGCGGATGCGGGATTTCTCGTTTCTCTCCATTCCCATGTATTGTTGCTAGTATTAAAGTCGGGAATCAGAGAAGTGCAGATAGCATTAAAATTATCGACATATCCAGAAAGCTGTTCCGATGCCTGAATACGCAATTCAGAAACACATACGGGAACAGGAGTTGAAAAAGATTGACGATTTACAATAGCCCTTTTCGTCGCCCACGTAGCTTCATCATAGATATACTTATTTGAATTATCATCAGTAAGTCTTCGAATACGAACATCGTAATCTCCGTGAGGAACATTCACAGTGTAGGTACGAGTCAAGGGCTTTAGCTGCTGTCCAGTGATGGCGAATTTGTTAATGCCATTCGCATATTGGTCGGGGATGACAATTTCATAAGTCGAATAATCATAAACTTCGACGCAAGTATAGCCCCATCTGCTTCCAAGTCCATATCCACATTTTTTCGTATAATGCTTTACTTCATTAATATATGGAGCGGCACCAGATACGGAACTTACTCGCAAATCTTCGCAAGTATATGAATATGTATACGACACATGCTGTCTTCCATCATCATCAAATTCATAATGGGCCGTTGAATTAAGAACCACTTTTGCCAATGGAACGGAATTAACCGGGGGCACATCGCCGTCAATCATATTGACGTTACCAGAATAATCTGAAAACACAACTGAGTTTCTTCCGGCGTTGAAATAAAATCCAGTTTTTCTTTTAAGCCCGATAGATGTTCCACGGATAGGAAATGACCCTCCAACAAGTCCTTTCCATACCGTATCATTCTTTAATTTATATTCAGCTTCAAACTCAACGGTACGATCATAGTTATTTCCATTTTTCTCATTGATGGAAGTCAGACCTTTGGAAAACGTAATATCTAAGCTGATTGTGTCGCATTCTCCCATTGACCGAGTAATATACCCAGATTCTTTCGAGATTAAAGTCCCAACGGTTTCTTCATTAAAGGATTTGCCAAAATAGACAAGCCCTTCACCAGTAGTGGAAGGGTGGAACCGATGATCAATATTTTTAAAGTTTTCTAAAGGAGTATCTCCAATTTTAAAATCTCGCACGGACATATCTGGATGTCCCCAGATAACACACATATTGAAATAGGTCTTATCCGATTCAATATTCGTCCAAGATTTTGCCGCCAAAGGAGGAGTTACCTTATTCGTTCCGAAGATAAGCGGAACAAAACCATATGGATTCGCTCCATTTCTTGCTCCGGAGATTGAATAGGTAGGAGATTCTTTTTCAGAAGATTTAGGTCCGCTCAATTTAGGCGTTGCGGGAGGGCAAAGCATATTGACAGCGAGCGAGCCAACCGTTAGGATACCAAAACTTACTGCGGCACCAGTCCAAGTCAAGGCTCCCGCCGCTGTCATCAACCCCCATGAAGCCGGAGCAAGTACGGGCACTGCGATAGCAGCGACAGCTACAACAATGTTAAGGATTGTAGCAAAAGGATTTTTACCGCCACCTTTACCGGGCTTAATGAAAAATTCGACACGCTGACCATCCACAGGATAGGTGACGGCCCATTTTTCTTTAGGGATATTGATAAAATCCACACGGCAAACACAATGCTTCTTTAGATATTCGGCATATGCAGGAGTAATAGCTTGGTTAGCCCGAAGAATTTTTACGGAGTCGGTAATGATTTCTTCGAGGCACTGTCCTTCTTGGACTGTGAGCGAGACACGAGACGAACTTGCCCAATGCCGACCAAGAACCGTGATTTCCCCTCTTTTACGAGAGGCCCGTTTTTTCATTGCTTTACCGCGCATCTACGTGCCTCAAAATTCTCGTAATTCTGTTTTTCCATTCGGACGTATCATACCTACGAATCGTACTATGCGCCCCTTCAAGTATGTCCAAAAGCCATCCATCCTCAACCCAAAGTCCGATATGTGTTTCAAGACCTCCAGTCCTAAAAATAATAATATCAAGAGGTTTGCGAGGCTCATTCGTAACGTCTATATAGCAACCAAGATCAATGTTCTTTTTTACCGTGGAGTTTACGTCTTTTCTACGATACGCATGAGAATAGGAATCCCCGAGCCACGGAAGATCAATGCCAAGCTCCTCTTTATACACGAGAAGCACAAGGCCGTAGCAATCACAGCCTTCGGAAGTTATTCCGTGATCCACAAAAGGGATTCCTATGTATTTTGAAAACTTGTCTCTCATTTTCATGTTTTATCCGTTATAAAAAAGACTGTAAAAATATGCTTGAACAAATCTAAGCCACGGCACGGGTTCTTGAGAAGCCGTATTCAAGGAAATGCTGGCATCTACAGTTTGGGCATTGATTGTTACGGAAGATAAATCAAATTCCGGATACACAGTATCAACAATATCCGGAAAAGCGGTGGTAACTATTTCAAAAGTTACTTTAGGAGTGCGTCGATCTGTTTTAACAAGATACGGTGCTATATACCGAGAAACATTGTCGATTGAAATTTTGCATTCAGGAGGTGTCTCTTGTCTGGAGTCCGGGGCAATAGCTCTCATGGGAATATAAAGAAATTCTTTGCCACGGGATATCGTTCCGTAGATAGGAAGATTAGTCTCCGTATCATTCCGAAGAAACTGTGTAGGATCAGAAGATAAATAAATAGGTTCCGTCCAACTTGGATGCGTAATTGTCAAAAGAACTATGTCGGCGTTATCCGTTTCCTGCGCCATCATCGACGCCACCGTACTAGGCGAGAGGGGCATCGTAAAAAACCTCAAATGTAAAATCTACTTTCCATAGACCGGGAGCGATGAAATTTATTTCATACAATTCCGTGTCCGACTTCGGCATTATACGTACTTTTACATTTTTGTCAAGTCTAGGATGAGGAAATTCAAAGGCTTTTGCCCCACCGCCAAGAATTGTTCGAATAAAGGTTTCTAATTTTTTAGTAGCTGCCGTAGTCATTTTAAAAGATACATTCATTTTTCCGGGAGTCGCGCTCCCCCTCCGTCTAACCTTGCTCGGCCCCGTATCCATAGTAGACACAAGAAGGTTAGACGGCATTGATTCGGAGTACCCTCCGTCTGCGAAGGGTACTTGAGGAAGATCTGCGGGCCAAATAATGCTCATATAATCACCGCTTAATCGTCGGGGGAGTAGCCCCGGTTTGTGTTCTAATGGCGTAATTGGCTTTGGTGCCGGGAGTAAGCATCTGCTGTGCGGCGACATCACCAATTATAACATCTATGCTTTTTGACCCATTTGCATTCTGAGTTTGTTTGGTTTGCGCCTTTTGACCAGTAGAGTTATAAACATTTACAAACACTTCGGAAGATGAAGAAGATGTGGGTCGGCTCGACTCATTTTCTCGTTTGGAAATGACGCCGAGTTTACCTGAGCTTGTTCTCGTCAAAGGCATAATAGCTTCTGGTCCAGCTTCACCCATCAATCCAGCGCCATTTGCATACTGACTGATTTCCTTCCCATAAGAGAAAAGAGTGGGAGATGAAACAATGGAGTTGCTATACCCTGAGATGCCAGTCATCACGCCACCATTGGCTTTTCTATTAATACCACCAAACCAAGATGAGAATGAAACCGCATTATCAGCACCACCTCCACCACCAATACCTCCGGTGAAGAGGCCAAGCGCGGATTGGAGGATGCCAGACATAAGCTGTTGCGCAAGCAATTTTGACAGGCTTCTGATCATGTCATTAACCAAACTGTCAAATGCCTCTCCGAAGGACTTAAAGTCTCGCATACCCCCTACCACAAAATCAGATAAGGCGGCTGCCATGCTATCTGTGGTAGAGGTTACTACTTCACCCAATCCAAGAGCATAGTTCTTATGCTGGTCATAATAATCTTTGATACCGAGTTTCAGATTATCTAAAACACCACCATTAACTCTAATTCTTTGCTCTGCCATCCATTCGTCAATTCGAGTTACCGTATTTTTATATTCTTCCTCGGCGGCTATACGTTCCTCAACAGAGGAAAATGCAGAATTAGATATAGATTTATAAAGTTTCTCAGCGGTATCTTTCCATTGATCGGATTGCTTTTCATAGGATTTAAGTGCGGCTTCACCCTTATCGCCCGAAACGATTTCAGAATAAGCCCTTTCAAAGTCCATCAACTTTTCACGAAGATCATCGACGGCTTTCTTTTCTTTTTCCGCTTGCTTGGCGAACAATCCCTCTTTGAGCTTGTTGCTCAGGAATTCTTGCGCTTCGGCGACGGAATGCAACCCGTTAGGAAGCTCATCTTTATAGATTTCCGCGACTTTTTTAATATCAAGCTGATGCGTAGCTAGTGAAGCGTTTAGTTTTTCAATTTCGGCTTCAACAATTTTTGCGAAGTTCGTTTCAGTTCCAAACAACTTCTGTACGCGAACATCAAACCCCTCAATATCAAATTCAGGGATTTTCTTAGGCTTTTTCTTTGCAGCTCGTTTTGCTTCTCGATTAGCATCTTCTGCGGCAACAAGAGCTTCGGATTTTTCCGCGATTTCTTTATAGACTTTAGCTACATCTGCGGCTATTTTATTTCCTTGTGCGTTAAGGAGATTAGTAAAATCGCCGGATTTGATAGCTTCTAAGATCTGTTTTTCCTGCCCTTTTTGAAGCTCTTTCATTGATGAAAGGGTCGTCAAAGCAGCACGGGAAGTCTTACTCCCTACTGTCGCTAATTTACCTTCGATAGCAGCGAGTTTTTGCTCGGCGGATTGAAGCGCGGCTACAGATAACGCGGAATTTAATTTTGCTTTAAACTCATCAATATCTTGAGCGGAAAGATGGAAAGTTTCTCCAAGCTTTTCGATAATTGAATCGAGAGTAGAAGCATCTGCTCCAGAGGATACTGCCGCCTCAGCTACAAGCCGGAAAGCATTGTCAAGTTGACCGGACTGACTAGACATAGAATCAAAAGCTGATTCAAGCTCTCTCATCTTTTCTTCGGTCAAAGTATTGGCGTTCTGCTGTTCGGTATATGTTGCAAGGAGATTCCGAGTCTTGCTCTCTAGTTGCTCTTGAGCTTCGGACATCTGGAGAAGTCCGCGAATCTGAGCCTCGAAGTCTTCCTGCCCGGCAAGCTGCTTGCCAAATTCTGTGGTCTTTGTTCCTTTGCGAATAGCTTCATAGGCTTCCGCGAATTTAGCGATGCTGTTTCCGCTTTTGTTAGCTTCTCCAGTGAGTGCTTCCAACGCCGCTTTAGCTGCATCTGCGGTATCTTTTGCATTGAGAATGGCACCCCCGAAAGTATCCCATTGCTTAATGACCTCTTCGGATGCACCAGCTTCTTTCATACCGTCTTTGATAGTACGGAACATGATCTTGAAACGATCAAGAGTATTCTTAATCATTTCATCTCTGGCTTTCGGGTCGGTTTCTTCGTTTAATGCTTTATCAATAGCATCACGAGTCTCTTTAGCAAGCTTAACGGCTTGACTTCTCAACGTAAAGAGAGCTTCTGAATCAGTATCAGAAAGAGGCCCGAGTATGGAATCAAAAAAACTAATCACCTTAGTAGAGGAGAATACGTTAGGAAGCTCTTGAAGGGCTTGGATAAAGTCCATCTGGCGCTTTACGTACTCACCGCTAAGATACTGTTCTTGGAGTCGTTTATTGGAATTTGAAAGATTGTTCTGGCTTGCCGCAGCCTTTTCAGACTTACTGGCAATCTCGTCGAAGCTCTTGGCATATCCGGAAATAAACTTTTCGGAGTCAGACATCTGATTGCTAAGAGCATATGCCGCAGTGCCTACAGCGACTAGCGCGGTGACAGTAAGTGCGATAGGATTGGCGTTAAAAGCAAGTGCGAATTTAGCGATTACGGCTTGCGCGGCTTTCATTATGCCGGATGCTTCTGCTGCGGCTACTCCTGTCAACGTGAAAGCAGTTCTGAGATTCTTGAGCGCATCTACCGCAACACCGAAAGCCGTAGTGACTTTAAGCGTCGCATATACGATTCCAAGCCACTTTACGAAATTCATTATTGAATCAATGTTCTGCCCAATGAATTTCGTAATTTCCGTAAGTACACGAATAAAAGCCGCTGCACCCTCGGAATCCATCATTGCGGATTTGAGGTCAAACCATGCAGTAGCCAACCTGTTAAGCTCGGCTTGTAAACCGTGGGAAGCTTCTTCCGCTCCCTTAGCATACGTCTTTCCGACTTCTTCCGCAAAGGTACGAAGATGTTCAAGTCCAACTTCGCCTTTTTGGAGCATATCGTCAAGTTGTTTTGTGGTCACTCCAATAGCTTTCGCAAAAAGATTCACTGCACCGGGCATTCTTTCAGAAAGCTGTAATCTAAGTTCTTCCGCGCTGACCTTACCCTTAGAAATCATCTGAGAGATAGCGAGGAACACAGAGTTCATCTGTTCGCCAGTGAGTTTAAGCGCAACGCCCATCTGGGAGAAGCTTTTAAAAATCATCTGAGCGTCGTTTTCTAAGACCGTGCCTTTCGCGGAAGCGAACAAAGCTTTTGCAGCTTGCGCAGTATCGATAAAAGACAATCCGAGTTCATCGCTTACTTTACGCACAAATCCGAGGGATTGCTCGGCTACTGCGGATTCTCCGTAAATCGACTTGAAAGAAAGCTGTAAGCTGTCGAGTGCGGTGGTAGCATTGAATACGGACTTGGTAAGCTCGACCATCCCGTACATACCGAAAGAAACGCCTACAGCGCCCGCTGCGGCTTGAACACCAGAAGTAAGGGAATACGGCGTAAGAAGCCCGGAAACGCCTCTACCGCCCTGTTTTGTGCGTTCCTGAGTGTCAGCAAAACGACGAAGAACCTCGTCAGAAGCGTTAATGCTTTTAGCGAACTCAATAGCTTCGGCGGATGTAAGCCCATACTCACGCTGCATCCTCTTTAACTGAGTTACCGCCCTTTCGACACCACGCATCTCAAGGAATTTCTGCATCATAGAAGACGCCTTCGTCGCGTCTACGCCGAAAGCACCTTGCAGAGCGTTCCCAATTTTATCAGTCTCACTTTTTATTCCTGCGGCAGCGGTTTTTGCGGACGCTTGAATACTTCCGATTGACCTGATAATATTTATGGAAGCATTAGTAATATCAGCGACGGGCAGGGCTTTCTCCATGCTCCGTGAAATTTGCTGACTTGTTTGAGTGATTACTTCTTTAAGATTGGTTAGAGTACTTGCTGTTTTACTATCGTCAAGCTCCACCGGAATAACTAGCCGTGTGAGTCTTTTAGTCGCCATTAAGATCCCTCTTCCGTGGACAGGTATTTTTCAAGCACTTTCTCGGCTGAGTCCGCAGTTTTACGCACATACCCCGCAGGTTGAAAAGGATTTGGCGTGGATTTACCGGGAATGCCATGCTCTTCTTTTTTTGAAAAAACGTAGACTTTCCCGTCTACTTTACTTCTTTCCGTAAATCTGATAATTTCTTTCGTAGCCGGATCTCTGAATACGATGCCGGGAGGCACACCAAGTTTGTCTTCATATCGCATCCATTTTTTCGGGCTTCTTTTTCCCTTGACAACATGGGGCTCCGTACCGTATTCAAGAAAGTGTGCATACCAAGCTCCAGCGTCAACAAGTTTGGCTTTTTTCGGTATTCTTTTTGATGGACGGACAAATGGCGTTTCTCTAAAATTTTCATTGGGCGTTACGTACCAAGGATTCTTGGAAAGGGGGACACTTTTAGCATTTTTTATCATCTCAAGACGGAGCGCATTAGAAAAGCCCGTAAGGACTTTCGCACCCTCCGTCTCTATTTGAAATGAAATTTCAGAGAGAAGTTTGAGCGGGAGTTGTTGTACATTAAAAGCCATGTACACCTCCAATCCATTACGGGCTTTTTAAGGGAGAATAAAAATGAAAAAATTTTACGTTTTGCTTAGGGTCTTTGTTTCTGTTGAAATCATTGGTGCCTTGATTTTTGCCTTTGGCGTTTTTGCGGACGTGAACGGAAAACCTTATGGTACAAAGTTAGGCATAATCGGTTTGTATGTGGCATTGAGTTGCCATGTACTACTCAAGAGTGCGATTATTCCGGGCATCAATCAGACTGTTTCAATGCGTAAAGAATGGGAAGCACGCAAACGGCTGGATAAAGAAAACGCTGTGAAGAAGTAGACGACTTTTTTATTCAATAACTTTTCCGCCATAAAGAGCGAACATCGCCTTTTCTTGTTCTTCGGGGGTCATTTCTCTTTTTCTAGGAGATTGACCCCCTTCTTCATTCTCTTGTTCTTCATTTTTAATCTTATGGTAAGCAACCCATCCCATGAACTCTTCTACGTCCATATTTTCTAAAAGCTGATTTACCGTCATATGAAGATCACGCGCAAGAGAATACGCGAACATCCAAAGCCAGCCAGTTGTTAGTTTTTTTCAGCCTCTTCCTGAGCCTTTTCATTGATGGTATTCATTTTGGACGCGGCTTCGACCAAGGCAGTAACAACCTGAACATCCTGACTCAAAAGCCAGTTAATGTCATTCTCGGTAAGCATCTGGTTGCCGTTCTCATCGACAAGACAAGCAATAACCATACGATACATCGCAAAGTTATATTCTTCGACCTTTTTATCCTCGTCTTGAACTTTCTCGGCGCGACTATAAATTTTCATTGCTTCCCCGGCACTAAGTCTACGCATGTAAACTTCCGCGTCCCACACGGGGATGTAAAACTTGTCTTTCACAACAGTAAGACTGTTACGCAGTTCCGCAAACTTTTCGATAGTAAGAATAGCCATATAATTCCTCTCCTGAATTTTTTTCGAGAGGGAGACAATTCTCCCTCTCTTTTATTTGGTTGTTATAGATTAGACGAAAGTAATAGCAATGTCGGTCTTCGTGCTGCCGGAAATGAGATTGGCATCAGCGTTAGTAAAGGCGCTATCCATGAAAGTCAAGGCGACGTTAGAAACATCCACCTTAGTAGTAGCGGCTCCAGTGAAAGACAACTCGGCAACCGTGTCACTAACTTTCTTGAGGGCACCAACAAGGCCAGTCGGGACATTAGCCAATTTATAATGCGTATTTGCGGTAAAGTTCTGAGTATTTTCAACGCTCGTAGTAAATTTAGCGGTTGATTCCTTGCCCGGGATAAGCGTTACAGTAACTTTACCAGTCACAGCGCCAGTCGATTCAGTACCAGCGAGTGTGCTATCCCAACTCAGAGTGGCGCGTTTACCACCAAAAACCCATTCAATCTTACCAGAAACGTCGAAAGTATACGTGGTCGTATTCGCAGCACCGACGCCACCAGAAAGCGGCATCCCGGTAAGCTGCCCCATAAAGTACATAACCGTACCCGTGGGGAACTCTACCTTACACGGACGGTAATCACGAGAGTACAAATCTTGCGTCAGCAAATTCTGATGCGTTTCGCAAAGATCATCAACATAACCGTTAAAAGTGATAGTACCGTTATCAGGAATATCCGAGATTTTTTCTACGGCTTCCGATTGAGTGGTCGTAACGGTAATTGTGGGTTTGGAAATATTAGGTCCATTCCAAGCTGAAATCCCCGGAACATGCTCCCACACTGCCGTAGCAAAAGAAGACCCCGTACCACGATAGAATTTCAGTCCTTTACTCGTTCTGGCTTGATAAGATACAGCCATTGTTAAGCTCCTTCTTCAAGGATAAAATCTACAGATTGGATATGCCAAATATTTTGTCCAATCTGCGTTGTTCCATAATGATCTCCATCTACGCAGGATGGAAACTCCGTTTCCGCTAAACTTCTGATAATTTCGGAGCCCTCTGCGGCTTCCGCATAATTGGTACTCATTACGTCAACCTGCACACGGACTGACCGCAATAAGTCTCCCCTATCAGAAAGTGTTTTATCCAAGGGATCTCCGGAAATTCTATGAATTAGAACGAAGCGTTTAGTATTAGCTACGGTGTTCGCTTCGACAATCCCCTGAAAGATATTTTCACCAAAAAATTTTTTTACTTCTTGAGACTTTATGAAAAGTTGAAAAAGTTTTGTTTCTGCTCTTTGGACAAGCTTTAGCGGCGTATTAAGCATCGGAAAGTCTCCTACACATAACTTCAAGATAAGTATTTTCTTTATTTATAGGAGGTGACTTTACTTCCAAAACAATATCGCCTTCATGATCCGAATGTAATATGAATCTACTTCTGTCTGAAACATCCGAACGAAATCTCATGGAAATTCGTATCGTCCCTTCGCCTTGTGACTGAGAAGCAATCCAATATTCTCTCCCAGACATATATTCAATGCCAACATAGATGTCAGCTACAGGATGATATAAACTTGTCGGCGAACCAGTAACGTCTCTTGATCGAACTTCTTTAAGCAATGTCGCTCTTTTATTTAATACGGCAGGATTTGAAGTATAATCAAGCATATCAAACAAATCCTATAATTTTAAATGTGTCCAATATATTATCTATAAAATTGCTTGGAAATAGCGCGTCGTTAGATTTTCCTGCTCTCAAAGCTATCTCGGATCTTTGCTGAAAAAGCGTTCCTGTACGAACCATAATCCATTGTTTCAAAGGATGAGGACAATTGCTTACAAAAACTTTTTGAGTTGGAATTGCATCCGGAGCAATATGTAATTTCGGAATTTCCGCGATAGGAGGAATCTTTACAGATTGGGCATCTACATAATTATGAAATTCATCATGAAGGAAACCGCCAGCATAATTTATGATGAGGGACGCGCCTTTCGCAATTGATGCTTCCGTAGTCTGAATTTTTACAACATCATCCTTGACAAAGACGGCAAGCACAGGTACGTTGTTTCCAACGGAATCATAGATTTGAAAATTTTCTGGTTTTGCATCACCCATAATGGGTCGATTGAATACGAGAGTAACGCTAGATTCGGTAAATCCGGCCTTAGTGGGTTCGACGAAAGGAGACTCGTTAGTTACGATTTTTTCGGATTTTTCTTCTACCGTATATCCGGCACGAAGAACAATTTTTGGATTGAGGGGAAATCCGCTCAAAGGGGAGAGAGATCCAATAAGCGGATTTCCTTGCGGCGACAACGCAGGGTATTCAACGGTATACAGGTCAGGAGAGACAGGCTGGCCCGAAGAGTCAAACACTTCTACGGATGTAACGGGAACCACGGGGAGAGGAACCGCAGACCCATTCATCTCTTTTTCGGAGGGAGTCCACGACCATTCTGAATCTACAAAAACTCGCCCGGTCTTCTGTTCCGCGTGAGTCGTAGCGGAAGCTATAAGATTTTCAATATAAAAATCTTCTTCCGCAGTTGTGGTATTCAGCCTCAAATGCTGCTTGACCTCTTCCACAGAAACAGGATAGCATTTAGGGGCAATGGTCATGTCAAGACTCATATCGTCTATTTCCCTTCGTTGATTTTATGCTTTACTTTATCAGCAAGCTCGGTAAGAACAATCTCGGCGGAACCGAAACCGGAACGACCACCGACAAAAGCAACGATAGTCAGATTTTCCCTTTTAAGTCGTTCATCAAGCCCGGCCTTTTTCAGGTCTTCTACGATACCCATAACATCTTCTGAAACGGAGGGGGCGGTATCCGCCCCACTCACGCTTTCTTTTGATGATTTAGGCTTCGCGGAAGACTTCGGAGTTTCATCAGCGGTGGCTTCTACAGGAGATGCTACGCTGGTAATTGCTTCGTTGATAGCCATAGGGGACTACTCCACCGGAACAAGGTCGGCACGCATCAGAACCGCATGAACGGTCGGGGTGCCAGCGGTCTTAGTGACTTCAACCTTCACGAACTGGCGGCTACCGATGTAACCGACTTTAGCACTAGTTACTGACGCAGTGACTTTCACGTCCGCAATAGGTTTAGTCAGGTCCAGAGGTTCAAGAGCTTCCGTAGCACCGGAAGACGTGTCGCCATGCGTGATAGCAAGCGAAGCATCGTTGGTGCCGTCACCTTCAAGAATAAAGGTGACGGAGTTAAATCCCTGAATGTCAATAGGAGTTCCCGAAGTAACCGGGACCACCTTCATATGAGATGCAAGATCTTTCATAGCCATAATGATTTCTCCTTTTTGCTTAGGCCGCGAACTTGAGCAGCTTAATAGCTTCAAAGTTCTGAATGCCGCCGCCAGTACGCAGGTCAATGTTGAAGATAACGAGAGGAGCCTTGGTCACGGTGTCGCGCTGGATACGCATACCGCGACGTTCGACAACAAGATACCCCTTACGGAAGTTGCCGAAGGCTACAGAGAAAGCATTGGCTTCAATGTCGGGCATATTTTCGTCAATTTCGATGTTATAGCCAAGCAGGGTGTTCGGCTTACCCATCTGCAAGGACGGCTGCCACAGATAGTTACCATCGTTATCCTTGAGCTTACGCACGGAGGACTCGGTAAAGGAGTTCATCAGCCAATTAGCGCCCTGACGATAGCCACGTTTCAGGAAGGTAGTCATATCGATAAGGCAATCGGCGGGGCCTTTATCCTTAGAGGCGGGATCATAAGGGAGGAACGCGCCAGCCTTGCCAGTCTTAGCAAAACCGAGCTTGCCCCAATCAACACCAGCCTTGCCAGTCTGTTCGGCAACGGGATAGGCAAGAATGCCGAAAGGCTTCTTCACGCCATTGCCCCACACATGAGCATGAGCAATCGTTTCGCCAAAGGCGATACGAGTACTGTCCATGAGTTCGGCTTCGATGTCGACATAAGAGTCTTCGATGAGTTCGGAGGACAAGGTGGGCTTCGCCATGAGCGTATGAACATCCCACTTGAGCTGACCGTAATCCGGGGTCTTGGTTTCGCGGCGGGTTTCGACTTCACCAGTCCACACAGCGGATGATTCGGAGAGACGGACAGGACGTTCATAACTGGACGTACCCGTAGTCTTCTTTTCGGCGAGACGATAAATCGCAGAGTCATCACGGGCGAGTTTCAGAATATCCTTTTCAACTTCGACCGGAACGAAGATGCCACCGTAGGTATCAATACCTGACAGGAGAGTCTTCATTTCCATTTCTGACTTGGGAAGGCCATAAGCTTTCGCGGCACGCATTTCAGCTTCAATAAGAGCTGACTTTGATTCCTCGGGAAGATCCTGATAGTTGGTCTTATGGACGGTACGGAAGAAAGCGGACTTAACCATATCTTCACGGGTCTTAGGATCACCAGAAGGGGCACTCGAAATCTTGAGACGCTTAATCTCTTCGTCCGCTTCGGCCTTATACTTCTTAAAGTCCTCATCCTGTTTAGCAAGCATTTCCTTAAGGTCGGAGATAGCTGCGGTATGGTCTTTCTTCAAAGCCTCGTCACGCTTGTCAAGAGTAGCCTTCTGTTCTTCCCAGAGGGCATTAATCTTTTCTACAATAGGATTTTCAGCCATAAAAATACTCCCTCTTTTCGAGATTTTTAAAATAGATAAAGTAAAAAGTACCTCCCATTCATCCCGAACTGAGGCATTGCCAATATTGACTTTGATAGTGTAAATCATATTTTTACATTTTTGTCAACCCCTTTTTTTAAAAAGAACAAAAAAATTACGCCGTCTCAATTAAGAAAACGGCGTAATAATCAGTCATATTTTTTTATTAAAAATTATTTTCGGAACAACGCTTCCAATGCTTCCAGAGTTTCTCTTTCCGCATTTTCTTTACGCTTGGTAGCAATAACCTCATCAAGCCATGCAGAAAGTTCTTCATCCATTTTAGCTTCTTCCGTATTTTCGTCTTTCGTTTTATCCTCAGCAATGTTTTCGGGGGCTTTGCTTTCAGGCTCATTCGACTTTTCGGAAATATTCACAGATTTCTCTTGAGTTTCTTTAGGTTCCTCATGAGCTTCCTTAGATTCTTCCGGCTGTTTAATTCCTTTAATTTCCGCATCAATATCAGCGGAGATAATGGATTTAAGCTGGACAACGATATCTTTAGCTTCCTTATTGGAAAAACCTTTTTCACGGAGGAATTGTTCGGCATCTCGCAGGGTGCCGATATTTTTCACCGCGTCAATAGTAGCTTCCGTATTCATGGGAAATGTCACCACTGACCCTTCGCTAAGATTAATTTTATTTAATTCTCGAATAGTATAACCAGAATATTGTTTACCGTATTTTTTTCCTTCAACATATTTATAGTCTATGGCTTGATATCCAATACTCATACCCATTGAGCCGGGATCAGATTCTTTCAGGACCGTCCATATATTTCTTCCAGACGTGGTGCTAAAGAGCTTGCCTTCAACATAAAGCCCCTTATCATCTTCACGCATGAGCGTCCATTTTCCGATAGGCTCAAGGTCATCAGCATTGATTTTAAATAATCCTCCATGCTGCTTTAACATCGGAGGATAGTATCCTTTCTTTTTCCATTCTCGAAGAGAGTCTTTGAATGCGCCCGGCATAATAACATCGAGTCCTTGATCAACATTATTATAAACCGCGAGATAGCCGGAAAACGTATATTGATCTCCATCATCGCTTTTACATTCAAGATCATTGAAAGCATAAAATTGTTTCGTTTCAACTGTCATTATTTTTTCTCCGAATTTCCTTTAAATTCGCTCTCCAGTTCCGCCAACTCTTTTTTAATGAGTTCATATTCAGTACAGGTTGGGTCGACGCCTTGCCGCAAAAGCTCCTCTACCCAATCCAAATCACGTTTCTTGAAATAAATAAGCTTAGAAAGGGTGGCTTGATCTTTACTCATTATCTTCGTCATTCCGTTGATCGTCATTGTTCGTATCTCCGTTTTTAGGTTTTTTCGGAATTGTACTACCTGATTGAGGAATCTGTGCGTCCATTACGTCCGCTTCCTTAACAATGGATTCTACAGTCCTCATAGCCCCCTGCATAAATAGCTCATCGCCGCCCTTGACGGGATTCATTTCAGACAGGGCTCGAACTTCGTTAGGAGTCATATATCCGGAATTGATGGCAGTACGATAAACTTCGGCACGGCTTTTCGCGTCGCCACGAAGCAATCCATCATCCATGAACTTGAAATACAGACCTTCCTTTCTACGCTGTTCTTCTGTGAGCAAGAATTTATTAGCACTCGTTTCAATACGCCGATACCACGGATCAAGCGTATGAATTTTATGCTGCAAGAAAAGCTGTTCGGAAGATGCGTACGTTGTGGTCTTCATATAATCAAAGACCATGATTGGCATCACTCCCCAATTTCGACAAAGATCCGCAACTTGGAATTGACGATTCTCAACAAACTGAGCATCCTGATTAGTCATAGACATCTGCTGATATCGAAAATCGTTGCTCAAGATAATTGTCTTATTGGCATTTCTTGAACCGCTATATTCTCTCTCCCACGTCTCACGAATACGCTTTCTCTGTTCCTCTGTCAAGTCATTTACTGCGGTAAGAATTCCGGAAGGTTTAACTCCATTCTTTAAAGATGTTCCAAGATATTTATCCGAAGACAAAGAAAGACCAATAGCATTTTTAGCCAGTTTGACAGGGGACAGGCCACGAATAACATCGTATCCTCTCCACTTCAAATGCCACATATCCTTTTCAGGAATTTCAATATATCGCCCGTTTTCGGTCGTTACAAAATATTTTGACCGAAGCCCAAGAGAATCAGATTCATCCATCTGAACATTAACCATGCCGGGAGGGAAAGGATACATCTCCTTAATCTCTCCACGTACTCTTACAAGCCAAACGAAAGCCTCTCCAGTCAGCGCGAGATGCAAGCCGAGAGTCTCCCGAAATTCAAATTGGCTTTGATATGGATTTGGGCCTTCCTCAAAAAGCCAATACAATGGGTGATTTTCCGCTGGCTTTCTAGTATTTCCCTTTTTTTGATACAAACGAAAAGGAACCTGAGCGATACCATTGGAAATAACGGAAACACAAGCCAAGACGACAGAACAATCAAGTGCTGTCCGTGTGGTAACGGGAGTACCGGAATCGGAAACAGAAATCGAATTTAAGAACGAATCATCCATATTCGATTTATATTCTGAATCCTTTTTTCGGAAGTTATTGAAAATATTTAAAAAACCCATAGTACCTGCCCTACGGTAAAAATTTACTACTACGTCCTATACGACATATATTTTCCTTTGTCAAGTAAAAAATTGACAAAATTGTAAAATAGGAAAAATATGGGGCGTAAATACGCCCCATTATTAATTTTTATTTATATCAATATTCGGAATAGGTGATTACTTTATTTTCTTTCAACGATTTTTGAACATCAATGATACGCTGATTGCTGCTCCCCCTGAATTTAAGATTTGGGTCTTTTAGGGAATCGATAAATGTTCCGTCGACAACGGTTATGACCTCAGAAAGCACTTTATCGCGCAAAAATGAATGTTTAACCAAATCCTCAAACTTATATCCGGTCCAGATCCAGATGGGCTTATTAACTTCCCATTTAAATCTTTGAATAAATTCCGCAAGGTCTTCGTGGTTTTGTTGGAAAGGTTCTCCTCCGAGTATTGAAAGACCTTTAATAAATGGTTCTTTTGCCGCCTCAATAACAGCTTTAATCTCAGGTTCTCTAAATTCGGAGCCCTCGTAAAAAGGCCACGTTTCTGGATTAAAACAATTTTTACAATGATGGCTACAACCTTGAAAATAAATACTTACTCTAATGCCGGGGCCATTCGCTATGTCCATAAGACGAATTTTTGCATATCTCATTAATTATTTCTCTTTCCTTTATGGTTAAAAAGAATTAGGTCGATTACAGCATTATAGCCATCCTCATCTCCAACAATATAGAATTGAGAAGACAAGTTAGTATACTTATCAAAAATCTCTTTGATGATAGAATCTTTCTCTTTTGCTTCCGTTTCCGTTTGAATTCTACCTGTCGAGGAATATTTTTTAACCCTTTTTACAAGAACATCTATTGTTTTTGCAGACTGATGAAGGTTTAAAATTAGATTTGTCAAAGGCGCGGAATAATATGACCTAGGAGCGATATATGCCAGTCCAATCAGGATAGGCGAGTCCGTAACAACATAATCAACTTTTCCAAGAAGCCTATCTACTCGATGCCATTGCTGCGCGGTAACGAGCAATTGATCATTCAATAGGTCGACGCTATTATCCCATACACAATCTTTAGCAAACTCAGTTACAAGCTCGCAAGAAATCCCACACAGCTTTAGCTCCGAGAATATATGGGCGGCTCCGGTACTTTTCCCGCATCCGGGGCCTCCATAAAGATTGATAACTTTAGTATCCTTCATATACATACGGCTCCTTTCTTAATCAAATCTTCCCAAAGCTCTTCTCGCTGCTCCAAAGGAATGAGGGCTATACTAAGATGCAAAGGAGCTTTGAAAATTATATCAATTTCCCTTTTTTCTTTTAACTTGCACCATCCATCCCCATACGCCACTTTCTTATTTGAAAACCAATGCTTACGAGCATAATAGATTTCAGAATCATCCTTATCGTATTTATCAATTTCTTCTTCTGGTATTTGCTCCTTAAAAAGAAAATCATATTGAGAATAGCGTCCCTTAACCCGAAAAAGGTTAAGACCATTTGCAAAAGAAAGAGTTCCATTCTCGATAGGAAAGGCGTCATCCCCAATATCCACAATTCTGCATCTATGAGTTCCAAGAACAATTCTATGGATGGGGCGTTCTTCGGTAGGGATGAACAGTGTAAATTTAGGTATTTCTATAATAGTTTGATATAACTCGCTCATTATTACACCTCCTTAAAAATATCATCTACTTTCTTTAAACACGCCTCTATTTCCTTCTTACATTTTTCGCTATTAAGCCATTCTCCATAGAGCGTATCACAAATAGCAGTATAATCTGGACGGGCTTTTTCTCTAAGCTCCTTTCTAAAATCAGGGTCACACATTTCTGCGGGGGTTACGAGCCGCCCAAAAAGTTCCTCAACATAAGAATGATATTCACTCCATGCACCCATCAGAAATCCAGTAAATGCGGAAACTACCGCACCTTCTCGATTCGTAAACTCCATAGATCCTCCTTTATTTAGTAAGGGCCTGTAAATATATTTTACTTACAGGCCCTATGTCTATCAGCTCAAGTCTTCATTGTCAACATGCAATACTCGGGCACCGATTTCCTCGGTTCGTCCCTTGTTCCAGAAATTATCGCCAAGATCCTGAATACCTATACTTTCATATAGGAGTAGACTATACCATAAAGTCTTTCGACTCTTCGACATTATAGTCGTTGAACGTTCTCCATCGGCATTACCCGTTAAGGAGCTTCGATGCGTCTACGGAACTTGCATCCGTGGTTGCCCCTCGCCTATTCATTTTTATGGTGTCTTGCCCTTTAAGAGCGTCCCGCGTTCACGTTCACCGTTTCCAGTCCCGTTGTAGCTGAATAGGATTATGGGGGTTTTCCCGCAGTTTCGTCGATTTAACGTGGGCTACTAAGCGATTAACCCACAAGTTCTACGGCAAACAGTAAGATCATCTCGATTGACCGTATGGCACTGAGGACATTCCCAGTCAAGATTATTATTCAGTTTGATTTCTCCTCGAAATCCACACTTAGCGCAATAGTCCGATTTGGTATTGATCTCAGCGTACTGAATAGTTTCATACATATAAGAAACCAATTGATCAATCACTTCGAGGTTCTGCTCCAAATTCGGAACTTCCACATAGCTGATGCAGCCACCGGAAGAAATTTTCTGAAATTGAGATTCAAAACGAAGTTTATCAAATGCGTTAATCTTTTCGGTTACATCAACATGGTATGAATTTGTCAAATAATCTCGGTCAGTAATTCCCTTGACCACCCCGAATCGCTTCTGAGTTGTCTGTGCAAGACGATAAGTCGTAGATTCGGAAGGCGACCCGTACAAGCTGAATCCAAGACCGGATTCTGCACGCCAATCATCGCAAGCTTTTCTCAATCTACGCATAATACGTACAGCAAGTTCTTCTCCACGTTCCGTAGTATGTGATTCTCCGATAAGAGCAAGAACGCATTCATGGAGCCCAATGTATCCGAGAGACAAAGTTGAATACCCATCTTTCAAATATGGGTCAATTACATCATCTTTTTTAAGGCGAGCGATAACCCCATGCTGCCAATGAATAGGAGACTTTTCGGCCTTCGTACCAAGAAGGCTCTTATGTTTGCACATGAGGCCATCATGAACCAATTCAAGGCGCTCGTCAAGGATTTTCCAGAAAGCATCAATATTACCGTCTGCGGAAAGTCCTGCATCCGCAAGGTTCAAAGTTACCACACCCTGATTGAATCTATTATACCATTTCAGCTTGCCATCTTTATCTCTATATTGAGAAAGAAAAGAACGGCACCCCATGCAGGGGAAAACATCTTCATAATTTTCTTTCATCTTTTTTGCGGAAATGAAGTCCGGCATCATACGTCTAGCTACACATTTCACTGCCAGATCTGTCAGATACCGATACTTACTATCTTTAGGAACATTATTTTCATCGAGCACATACAGGAGTTTAGGAAACGCGGGGGTAACATACACTCCGGCTTCATTCTTCATCCCGATGTATCGTTGCTTAATCATCTCTTCGATAAGCATTGCCGTTTCTTCAATATATTCAGGATCTTCATTCAGATACATGAAAATACTAAGGAACGGAGCTTGCCCATTACTTGTCGAAAAAGTGTTTACCTGATACTGAATGGTTTGTAAACCATCCTCAATTTCTTTACGAAGCCGCTTCTTGGCGATATGCTCAACTTCTCGATTCCCGCAAAGCTTAGTGGGAGACGCAAGAGGGACATCATCCCCAAAAAGTTCTTCCCTAACTTGGTTTTTAATCTTTTCGTAACTTACCCTAACATACGGAGCGAGATGCGCGAGGGAAATAGTCTGACCACCGTATTGTCCACACGCTACCTGTTGGACGATCTGCGTAGCGACTGTACAGGCTGTCCTGAACGACTTAGGAGTCTCAATCATCTTCTTATTAATAACGGTTCCGTCCTTAAATGGACCACGCAAATCAACAAGACAACAGTTAAAAATTCGCTGCACAGCATAATCCAAATCATGGAAATGAATAAGCCCGTCTTTATGGGCCTGTACAACATGAGGAGGAAGCATGTGCCGCATCGCAATATCTTTTGAAGCCTCACCAGCGATCATGTCTCGTTGCGTAGACGCTGTAGCAACATTCTTATTACTATTTTCATCTCGAAGGTCTTCATCCGTTCCTCCAGCTACAATAGAAAGGATGGACTCATCAGTAAATTGATCGGAGCGTTGAAATTCACGAATACTCCTATATCCTTCGTACGCCTTTGCTACAAGAGGAAGTCCGGCCTCACAAAGGCTCTTAAAAACATATTCTTCAATTTCTTTAATCGTAGGAGTTTCATTTTCGCTTTCAAAAGATTCGGCAATAGCTTGAGCAGTTCCAGTAAAAATAGAAGCGACTCCTTCCGAAATAAGAGCTTTAGTAATAGCAAGCTCAATTTTTTTGGGGTCAAAAAGAACTTTAGAACCATCACGCTTAATAATCATACTAGGCTTCTTTCCCATATTTATCTCCATATAATTTTAGTTTAAGGGGGCTTTAAGCCCCCTTCCCAATTTTCTATTTACACACCAGTGCTGCCAAACCCGCCAGTGCCTCGAACGGTTGTGGAAAGCTCCTCAGTTTCCACCCAATCGACAGGGAGGTACGGAACAATGACAATCTGGCAAATCCGGTCGCCCGTTACATAAATTTTATTCGCAAGGCTAGGATCTTGGAAATAATTCTTAGGAATACGGAAGACAGCCTTGATCTCTCCACGATAATCGGAGTCAATGACGCCTACGCAATTAGAGAGCGTCATTTCCTTCTTGAATACGGAAGACCGAGGAAACACGAGGCCCACGTACCCCGCAGGGATTTCCATACCGATTCCGGTTCCATAGGTAACAAGCCCTTTATCCCAATCAATATCGCAGGTGACTGCATGGAGGTCATATCCAGCGGACCAATCGGTTCCACGAAGGGGCATACTGGCATTTTCATGAAAACGCTTGAAGTTGATAATGTGATTGCTCATGTAGATTCTCCTTATTAGTTAAAGATTGTATATCCGATAAACATCTTCTCGGGATAAGGCATTTTCCCATTTTCAAGAAAAATGATTCCCTTTATAATCTCGGGGAGATGTTTAAGAACATTAATTTTTTCATCCGGGGATACTCCTACGATATTAGATAAATTACGAACATATTTTTTTGTATCGTTTTCGTGAGGAGGTCCCATTCTATACACCATGCTCCGCAATGTGTCAAGGCCATTTTTCTGCTGATAATTCTTTAGATTTTTTGCACAAGCACGGATACCATATTCAGGGGACTCAAAAATAATGAACTTGCCATCACTTCCGACTTGACCGTCCCATTTCGTATTCTTCGAGCTTTTGAGATTACAAGGATTGTTATTCCGCAATCCTCTAGTATCTCCGTACGTCTCTTTTTTATCTTGAGACGTATTTTCCTTTTTTTGATAAGAGGCTTCCAACTTCTGCTTCATAATAGCATTTTCGGAGGCCATACTTCCTAACGCTGTACTTAAAAATTCTATCTTATGATGAAGTTCCTCTATCTGAACATTCTTACTTTTTCTAAAATTTGTAAGTGTTACATAATTATGTACTGAATTAGCAATAAATACGCTAATTAAAAGAGCTATAAGAATCCTATCCAAATAATTGAATTTAAACATCCACCCTACCTTAATATTTTCTATCTACTATTTTCAATTCTTACGTTTTCCCAATATTCTCTTTCGGCTTTTTCACATTTTTGAAAACCCCAAACGAAAACAGAAACAAAAACCGCCAATAAAATCATACCTTTGATTTTCATAATAACTATTTTCTTTCTGTGTTTATTCATTATTACTCTCTCCTTTTACGGCAGGGATAAACCTATCATCAAGATACATGAGAATCTGGTCGCAGAAAAACCTCCATTCTTTCAGCTTATGGTTCTTGCGCTGATGGTACATATTCCGAAGAACCTTATAATTAGTACATACGATTCTCCGCTGCAAAAATCCTTCGGGGAGATTTTCTTTTACACCTTCAAAGTCCTTTTCGTCAATCATTTTATTCAGAATATCGATAATTTCCTGACGAACTTTGTCGGAGAAATCGTCCTTCGTGAGATGCCGCTTCATAATCGTGTGCATCGTAGACTCGGACTGTTTGGATGTTCCCACACGATAGGTATCGAATTGCGACCAGAAATAGCGGGGCGCTGTGATATCAATCCAAACTACGATACTTTCTAAAAACTTATTATGCCCCCCATCGAGGCCAGCGAGCTTATGAGCACGAGTAGAAAGTTTATTTAAAGTGTTTTCGGCTTTCCTAACCCCATCACATTCGATATCGTCTATAGTTTTATCGGACGTAAGGCCATAAGACAAACCCATCCCAAGAAACGCAGCGACGTGTCCAGCTTCCCCAATAAATTCAACTTTCATATTCATTTGTTTTTCCTTTTTTATGCTTTAAAGTTATATACTGGCTTAATAGTGAACAAGGCTTCCACCGATTGAAGATTGTTACGAATCTCTGATCCATCCTTGTATGCCATAGGGCTTTCGTCAAGAGTAGAAGTATTTACGCAAGAAGAATAAATACCTTCCATTTCATTTTTAAAATCATTCATATCAAGACTGCGCTTGGCTTCGCCTCTGCTTAGTCTACGTCCAGCTCCATGAGGTGCGGAATAGTTCCAATCTTCAAGCCCTTTACCAAAACCAAAAATAATACCGTCTCTCATATTCAAAGGGATCATAAGAGCCTGTTCTTTTTTAGCGGAAACGGCTCCCTTGCGCAGCATGAACACATCATTGTCAATACGTTCTATATAGTTATGAACGGTTTCATAGACATCGTCTTTCTTAATCCCAATGTGTAGCGTGATATCGTTAATGATCGCCTCACGATTCAAAGAGGCATAATATTTCATGATTTCCATATCATACATATATTCATCGAACATCTCCCCTGAAAGATACGCTAGATGTTTGGGGGTGTCCGGACATTCTTTAATAGCGACATTTTGATAATAAGTAGCTACTTCTTTTCCAATATTCCTAGAACCAGAATGTACGGTAAGGAAATAAGAAAAAGTACCATCGAAATTATCGAATTCCCCTATTTCAATAAAATGATTCCCTCCCCCCAAAGTCCCAATACTGTGCTCCGCACGAGCGATATTAACTTCATTACGACATGCAAGCATATTCAAATTGATGACGCTAACCAATTCATGCTTGTCGTTACGAATATTAAATCCTGCGGGAATATGCTTTCGAATAATTCGATCAACTTCTTCAAAAAAGCTATTGTTGAGCTTATCCTCCAAAGTAAATTCGCAGGACAGTAATCCACAACCGATATCGACGCCGACAAGATTAGGAACGATTTTCTTGTTTTCGATAGTCATCGTCGTTCCAATAACGCATCCAGCACCAGCATGTACATCAGGCATAATACGGATTTTACTTCCTTCGGTGAACTCCTGATTACATAATTCAATAATCTGAGATAACGCGGTCGGCTCCACATAATCTGTGAAAACCTTAGCTGTACTTACTGATCCTTTTACCTCAAACATTATTCGCTCCTTTTTTAATAATTAATCTTCACTGCAAAAAATGGCTATAAAGTCTCTCTGTTGTGCGTCCCGTGCTGCTTCCCATGCTTCCCGTGCTGCGTCTAGTGCGGCGTCCCATGATGCGGCCCATGCTGCGTCCCGTGC